GAATCTTCATAAGAGATGGCAAAAGTCGAGATTCAGCCGGAGTGTTGAATACAACTAATACTTTCATCGAAGAAAATTAATACTCAAAACGGAACAGAAATGAATACAACTTTTGAAAAATCGGCTAATAGTACCGATGAATGGTACACATCGAAAGAAATTATAGACGCATTAGGTGAATTTGATTTAGACCCATGTGCCCCAGTATCCCCCCTATATAAAACAGCAAGTATCATGTACAACAAAAATGACGATGGATTAAAACAGGAATGGAAAGGTCGTGTTTGGTTGAACCCACCTTATTCCCGTCCTCTTATAGAAAGTTTCGTTAAACGGATGGCAGAACATGGAAACGGCATTGCTTTACTTTTCAATCGCTGCGATTCAAAGATGTTTCAGGATATCATCTTCAAAAAGGCAACAGCGATGAAGTTTTTGCGTAACCGAATTAGGTTTTTCCGTCAAGATGGCACTCGTGGAGATTCTCCCGGTTGTGGTAGTATTCTTATCGCTTTTGGTGAGGATAATGCGGAGGTAATAAAAACTTGTGATATTGCAGGTAAGTACGTTAGAATAAATTAGAGCAAAATATAGAAATGAACAAGAAAGAGCAGCAAGCAATAGACTTCCTTCGCAGTATGGAACGTGACGATCTGCTATCACTCGGATTCTCCGGAGGTAAGGATAGTGTAGTTATACTTGACCTAGCTGAACGTGCAGGCATTAAGTATAATGCGATCTACGCTAACACCACAGTAGATCCACCGGGCACGATTAGCTTTATAAAGAAAAACTATCCGCAAGTTCAGATAATGCATCCAAAGAAATCTTTCTTTAAGCTGATTGAGGAGAAAGGTTTTCCATCTCGTTTACGTCGGTTCTGCTGCGAGAGGCTGAAAGAGCGATATGGAATTGGCAAACGTAGTATTGAAGGAATGAGAGCTGCCGAAAGTAGAAATCGAAAAGATTATGAGCCGGAGCAGTGTGATACAAGAAAATGGATGAAAGGCGCAAAGCATATTCTTCCTATCCTCACATGGACAGAAGAAGATGTTTGGAATTACATTCGTGAGCGTGGTTTGCCATATTCGAAATATTACGATGCTCCATATAACCTTTCTCGACATGGTTGCATAGGTTGCCCGCTCTGCAATTACAGGCAGATGCAGCTGGAATTTAAGATGTTCCCCGGCTATGCAAAACGGATGATAGTAGCCATTGAAAGATATATGAGCACTCACCCGAACGGTTTTCTTGCTCGCAATTTTGCAGACGGCTATGAAGCTTTCTATTACTATATTAATGAAGTCTCTATTGCAGATTTTCATGAGCAAAAGAAAGGATTATTCAGATTTAGCGCAAGGGAAATTATTCGAAGAGAGATTTTAAATCAATTAACGTAATACGGAACAGAAATGAACGGTGAAACAAAAATCATATTAGATGCCTGTTGCGGTAGCCGAATGTTTTGGTTTGATAAAGAAAACCCTTTGGCTTTGTTTGCTGACATTAGGGACGAAGAATACATTCTTTGCGATGGCCGAAATCTGAAAGTCCACCCAGACATCGTATCGGACTTTACCGATATGCCGTTTTTGGATAAATCCTTTAAACTGGTAGTGTTTGATCCACCCCATTTGCTAAAAGTTGGTAAAAATAGTTGGTTAGCCAAGAAGTATGGTAAACTTCCTGAAGATTGGCCAAGGGTGATAAAAAAGGGAATTGATGAATGCTTTCGTGTTCTGGATGACTACGGAGTTCTGATTTTCAAATGGAATGAGGATCAGATAACAGTTAGGGAAGTATTGAGTGCCATCAATCGGCAACCACTCTTCGGCCATACTACTGGAAGACATGGAAAGACCATGTGGATGTGTTTTATGAAACTGCCAATTAACGAATAACTGATTAGAAAGGAATTAAAATATCATGAATGCCTTACAATTTAAAAAACTGAAAATCGGAGATCGAATATTAACCTATAATGGTGCGTGTACCACTGTGACTGACATTGACCGTATGGCAGGAAAGTTGACCTGTGGCAACGGACAATGGAGAGATTACCATCGTGTGCGTATGGCGGTTGAAACAGATCTGCTGGTTGAACATAAGAGAGTTCAGGATTACGTACCACCTGATACAGTCATTCTTTCTCGTGCCTTGTTGCTTAAATTGGGCTTCTCAAAAGTATGTATTCTTCGCGCTATAGAAAATTGCGGGCCGGATGGCTTTTTGGGAACCTTGCAGGATCTTTTTGTCAGAACGGAATTTATCTCTATCGAATATGTGCGGAATCTTGTTCCGGTAATGATAAGGGAAGGACTGATACAAAGAAAGGTTGTAAAACGTGGCTTGTTCAGGCTGACTATTAATAAATGATTAAATAATATACTCGTATTATGGGACAGGAAAGCAGACGGAAGTCTTTTGTTTTTTATACTGAATGGAAAGAGGTGTTAGTGGATTATCCACCGGAGGTCAGACTTGAAGTGTACGATGCGGTCATTGAATATGCCGAGTCGGGGACATTGTCGGAGCTGAGACCGTTGGCTAAAATGGCATTCTCCTTTATAAAGAAACAGATAGACTCTAATAAAGACAAATACGACGATATTATAGCAAAAAGAAGTGAGGCTGGCAAGAGAGGTATGGCCAGTCGGTATAATAAGGATGTAACAAAAGATAGCAAAAGTAACAAGTGTTATCACAAAGTAACAAATCTAACAAGTGATAACAAAAGTAACAAGGGCTATCAAAGCGTAACAAATCTAACTATAAATGATTATGAGAATGATAATGATGATGTTTTATTTCAAAAAGAAGAAGAAAAAGTTTTTGGTTCTTCCCCCTTGAAACCCTTGCAGGAATTGTTTGATGAGATGAAGCGGAACGATTCCTGGGCGGAAGGCCTCATCATGAACAAACATCATGAGGGATACAAGGCTTTCAATCAGGAAACATTATCGGACTTTCTGGAAGAATTTTTCCGGAAACTTCAGAATGAGAATTGTACAATGGTCAATCCGGGAGACGAATATAGGCATTTCTCCAATTGGCTGAATAAAAAGCTTGAATGTAAATCCGATGAAAGAACCAAAACAGATAAAAGAACTAATGCCCGGACCGAAGGACAGGACTACAATTACGGTCATGAAATCGATCCCCCACACATCATCAAACTGGGAGGACAGGGGAAAGTATAACTTCCGGATGGGAAACGTAAGGATGATGTTGTCCGATGAGGAAATAGAGAAGTTCTGGAAGCACAGGCTGATACTTTCCATGCGGACTGTTACTCCTGATTTCATGGTGGACGATTCAAATTGTCAATTGCTAAGCGAGATATACCAATGGGTATGGCATAAGTCAGATGTGCTGTCCGGAAAGAAAGGAATATTGCTCTATGGTCCGGTGGGAAGCGGGAAGACCACCATCTTGAAAGGACTGCAAGTCTATATGGCACTTATCAACAGACTGGTATACGGTTGTCGCCGTTCCGACATCTGTTTTGAGATGCGTTCGGCCACGGAGATAGCCTTACGTTATTCCTCCCAAGGTACGGAGGCACTTGACAGATGGACAACAAAAGGCATGGCCGGACACCTGATAATTGACGAGATTGGGCGGGAGGAAAATGCAAAGCATTTCGGTACGTCGTGCAATGTCATACAGACCATCTTGCAGATGCGTTACGAACTTCGGCATGAGATGCTTACATTCGGTACGACAAACATCGACATGGAGGATTTGTCGCAGTTTCGCAACCTATACGGAGATTATGTGTTGGACCGTGTCAAGGAGATGTTCAATATTGTTCACCTTGGCGGCAACAGCCGTCGTAAATGGATATAAAATGGAAAAAGAACTAGAAAAACTACAAAGGCAGCTTGCTATGGCGATAAAGGAACGCCGTTACGCCAGAATGGCCGAGCTGCAACGAAAAATTGCGGCCTTGCAGAATGTTCGTGAACATGTGCCGTTGTCATTTCTTCTACCAAAATTTACACCACAGGAGAGGGATAAGGCGCTGGTGTTGATGCATCAGGTATTCGTATTCGCTGACATGCTTTATGGCGCGGCGCTGGAGTTCGAGGAATATCTCAAAGGATTTGATCGTTCCGTAACCCTTCCCGTAGTGGTCAGGGCGAAGAAGGCTGCGGCAGAGTGCCGGGACATAACCCGGTATGTAGACAGTTTCGGTGATGAGCGTATGAGCGCGTTATTCGGAGAAATGTGTGATGAAATAAGCCTCAACGCACAGAATGTTATTTATCGTTATGTCCGCAAGGAAACAAAAAAACAGGAACCATGAGAAAAAAGATGTTATTATGGGTGATAAGACTCATACGGATCTTCCACAAGGAGGATCAGTTCATACCGCAGTTGCGCTCCGTGCCGGAAGGCAAGGTGCTGCCGAACAGGCTTTACCGTCATTTCGGACGTATACTTGTATCGCGCGCTAATCCGCAGAAAGTAGAGATGCGTTATTATTATGCGGAGATAGATCCGGCCATGTCCGTACGTCCGAAAGATGATGACTGGAAGGAATGTAGCGAGATACATTATAACGAGCTTATGACAAGAAAGGATGCGGTTACGAAATATGAGCAGACCGGAGCACCGTGCGAACATTGCGCATGTCAGATATATGGTCTTCCATGTCATTGTGCTTTTCCAAGGGGAGCCATGACAGGCTATTTCGAACTGTTGCATTGCAACAAACAGTATTCTAATAATCCAACCATTTAAATAAAAAAGACGACAATGAAAATTAATGTATTCAGGACACAGTGCAAGGAAGGTGCGCGTGTCTTTTTTGACGGGGATATCACCTGTACGGGGACAGTAAGGAAGATTTCAAAGGACGGGAGTCGGGCGCTTGTGTGCTTTGACAACGGGGATGTGTCCTGGAAAGAGTATTTCATGATTGATTTTATTGAGGACTAGCCATGGAGAACAAGAGAAAAAATATTCTGATCCATCCGGATCATATAGAGGATCTGGATAAGAAATACAAGCGGCTGGAGGAAAACAGAAAGGAGCCGGTAAGGACAGGTTATACATCTATATGCCGTCTTCGGAATACCAGACTGCACAGGGACATTCTTTTCAGACGGATGTTTGTCCGTGACAAAATGCCCACCGGAGCTTTTATAATATTTAAAGAACTGGGGAAGGACAGCGTCATGCTCCAGCCATGCAAGCCTGAATGGATGAACCGGACACATATCAATCATGTGGGAGGACGTTTCCTCGGATGTCTTCGCTTCTTTTCCAGCTATGCTGATTTGGATACGACACCGCCAAGCCAGATATTGTATGATCTGAAAATAGATCCGCTGGTAACCTCATACACTTTCCGGCTTGAGGAATGGAAAGTGCAGGACGAGCATGACGGTGAGACGGTAGCGTACAAACTGATACCGTTGTTTCCGCTATGAGATTGGCAAACATACCGTCAGATATTAAAAGAACAGCACGGGAACTTAAGATTCCCGTGCTTCAGCATCATATATATGTTAATGGCAGACATAAGCATGTGACTATAAGTAAAAAATGTGTTCGGAAAGCCGGATTGACGGAAAAATACTCTGTACAGATCGTTGTGTTGGGGGAAGTGAGGGCATATATGATATTCTCTTATGATCCGTTGTGTGAGAACCGTCCCCATCTTCTTTTTCTTCCCTCATCTTGTGAGATTCATAGTCCGTATGTGACACGTGCTTTGCAAAGAATCGGGGGTGGGAATGAGATATGCAGGTTGCGCTTTCATGGGAAGCCGGTTTTTCTGAAAGGCAAGGACGGTACTGTCGTGACCGTTGTGTGGCGGATCTCGACATCTCCGGTAAGGGATATAGCCTCAACTGTTCAGAATATACAGAACAGGAACATGTAAGTTGTTATATTTGTGATGTTTATTATTCATTTTATAAAAAAGACGTATTATGACGGAGAAACAAATATCTTTCTCGGGACTTAACCTGACACCTTATTCCGATATTTCTCCTGACGGGCAGCTTTCCGCATCTGTCGGGCTGGAGATTCATGACGGCAGTATCAGGCCTTCTGTTCTTGCCGGAGAGAAATATATCCTTCCACAAAGTCATAACTCCGCTAAACTGTTATATATACATTCCGCTACGTCATATTCACATTTTATTTTTCAAGACGGTCTGTCATTATATTGGGCTGATGTGAATAATAAGGGGGAATTGTCACTTACATTGCTGGATGAGTCTATACCTGCCAGTTCATTGTTGTCGGTAGGAAACACGCTTGTCGCCTTTGCTGAGGACGGGATGCATTATTTCTTATGGAAAAATGGAAACTATAAATATCTGGGGCAGAAACCTCCGGAACCACTTTTGGTGTTTTCCTTGCATTCAACTGTAAGAAGAAGCGGAGAATTTGAACTGTACAAGAAGGAACAGATGTGGATTAATGGGGATAAATGGCAGATAAAAGATGAATATGTACAGGGGATATCCACAAAAGTACATGCTGAGATAAACAAGTATATAGCAGAACAGCAAGAAGACGGATATTTCATTTTCCCTTTTTTTGTACGTTATGCATACCGCCTTTATGACGGTTCTGTCATCATGCAGTCCGCACCTGTGCTTATGTTGCCTAATGACTCCGGTGCACCGGTGGTAGTCAGTAAAATTGAGCGGCTGAGTCAGGTGATTTTTACCGGCATTGGTTATATATCCTCATTCTGCTCATGGCTTTCATACGCATGTGCCAACAATGACAAGGAGGCGATACAGGAGTGGGGGGATATTATAAAAGGAGTGGATATTTTTATATCCTCCCAATTCTATACATTTTATACGGATGGTGAAATAGACATGAGTCAGAGTCTGTTGAAAGATCTTCCCCAAGGCAAGAGCAACACATACGGATATATTATGGATGATTTGTCAGAGTACTCCTATCCACCAAGGCCTTTTAGCGAGGCTTATGATAGAAAGTTTGGAAACGAGGCTGCTGCTACATATGCATGGGGCATGGAAGTACGTAATGAGTTCAAGGAGGAAATATGTAACGCCTCCCTCTTTTATCATGTGAAGACTCTGGAACTGGACGAACTTTCCAGCGACATCCGCTATCTGTTTGGTGCGGAAGGGGACATGGATCATATTTTGAGCAATTTGGAACTTAGGGAGACATTGACAGATGATTATATGACACACGATATCATCATTCCTGACTTTTCCACGACATATAACAGCCGTCTGCATATTGCAAATGTGAAAAGAACTTTTTTCAAGGGATTCAATCCCATGTGTATATCACAATTTCTAGGTCGTGGGGATTCTTCGGTTTCAATATATACGTATATACATGGGAGCAACGGGGATGTTGTAGTCAAAAGTGATACGGAAGTTTTGGAACAGATACTTCCTGTATATCTGTTTTATCCTGATACAGATGCGTATAAAATGGTGATTGTGGTCGGTTCCATGGTGTTTGAGTATCCTTTGGCGGAACATCCGACTTTAAATGGGGCGTATTTTTGTAGCTTGTTAAAAAATACAAATGAATCGTCGGCATCCGTACCGTCCGTTACACCCTTGCAGTCTGAGGAACTGAGCAACAAGATGTTTGTTTCGGAAGTGGGAAACCCTTTTTATTTCCCATTGAATGGAGTTTATACAATAGGGAACGGTGACATTTATGCAATGTGTCCGGTTACTACAGCCATATCACAGGGACAGTTCGGACAATTCCCCATGCTACTGTTCTGTTCTGACGGAAATTATGCGATGAGCGTCAATTCTGAAGGGTTTTATTCAACCATTTCTCCGATACAGAGAGACGTATGCCTGAATTCCAGATCAATCACACAGATGGATTCGGAAGTGTTGTTCATTTCATCCAGAGGTGTTATGATCACAAATGGGGCTTCCATAGATTGTATATCACAGGCATTGCAGGGAGTTTTCGAACCTGTGCCGGAAGAAATTGGAACAAATATGGAAATGATTGACAAACCTCCTATTGAACTGATCAAGACAGCCATGATAGCCTATGATTATGCGAACCAGCGGATTATTTTTATGCTGAAGGATATGGATACGTCTTTTGTGCTTTCTCTTCCTGAAAACAGATGGAACACGGCCGTGTTTGGACGTGTTAAATCTGTTGTCAATATATTTCCATATTCGTATGTGCATATTGAAGACAGGATTGTCCGGCTCACAGATATATATGATTATTCCTCCGAGGTGATAAATAAAGGGATTGTTGTTACAAGAGCGTTGAAACTGGATACTTTGCAGTTAAAACGGCTTATGGATATGTCGGTACAAGGCATCTTTTCAGGTAAGCAGAAAATGATACTGTTTGCTTCACAGGATGGAAAGAAATGGTATAAGATAGGGGAAACGCAGGCCAGACGTGTGGGAGCGATAAGAGGAAAGTATTTCAAATACTACCGCATTGCGTTGGAAACAGCACTGACAGCTAAAGAGAACATATCAGGAATACGGCTGATATATGATATCATGCCTGAAAAACGACTAAGATAACGACTTATGAAACAAAAAGGTAAAGTCTTGACAGTATTCCGTCTTGAGGGAGGAAGCGGACAGGAAGCGCAAAGAGAGGAAATCGGGAATAGCAGGAGAGGGGGCGTTGGCCTTCCGTCTTATTTACCGGGAGGAGGTAATGACAACCAGTCTATTTTTGACAAGTCACTGGCGGCTGAAAGTTATGTTGATGCAGTTGATATATGCTCATCAACATTCAATTACCTATATAATTCCGCTTTCTCAGATAAGACAGGATGGGAGTTTTTCAATCTTTCAGATGATGCTTTGGGGGCATATACGGATTTGTATGAGTACCGGAAGTTGCTGCATATTAGCAATGGGGGAGTGTTACAGAAAAACAGCCTCATCAGGAAGCCGGAGAAACATAGGATATTTAATGAGAAGAAAGAAGAACTGACGGAAGAGAACATTTCTATAACTGTTGACTACACGGAAGAATATGATGCTTTGTTTCTTTCAGTGCGGTTCCTTTGTAAATCCTCAGGTGATCTTACAATAGGTTTTACGGATACACAGGGAGATTATGCGTTGAAGACGAAGCATATTGACCAATCGGAGGAATGGCAGGAATATGAACTTTCTGGGAAATGGGCCGGAATTGGTGATTTTTATTTGTCATTTACAGGATTGATAATCGTTGATATCTTGAGGTTGGCGGACAAAGCGTATGATGATCATCGTGAAGAGTTCAGGACATACCAGAGCCAGACCAAGCAGAATCTTGAGCTTATGGTGTCCGCTATAAACGAGTTGAAACGGATGAAATCAGAATATGACAAAAAAATTGAGGAAATATCAAAATCCTTGATCGAGATACGTGGTGAGATACCGGATGTAAGCGGCTTGGAAACCAGTTTGTCCGAACTGGAAAAACGTGTGTCCGCATTGGAAAAAGCCGGTTCCGGAGATGGCACATAGTCCGATCTTTTGGGACCGGCACCGTATCAACTCCAGTCCGTGGGTCTCCTGCCCATCAGTTTTATTCTTGAACGTAAGGCATCACGCAAACCCTCTATGTCACCGGTAAAGAAATTCGCGTATTCTTTCGCCTTTTCCGGAAGTTGGTTATTAAGGACAGCACTCATTACATAATCCACCATCATACGGTGTGCGCAACTTTTGATGGTTTCCGTCATGCTGATATTGAAACTTACAGGCATGGAAAGCTTTAATTCATACATGCCGAAGTCACCAAAAAAGTAAGTCACCTCCGCTTTGCCGTCACTGCCTTCTATCTTTATCCTCTCGTTTGATGAAGGGATATACTCAAACTGCCCGGTACCGGTTACTTGACCAAGCACCTTGTCTGTTGATGTGCTTACCGTTACAGATACGTCTGTAATAACTCGGATGATGTAACTTTGTCCGGGTATAAGGCTGTAAGTTCCCAGTGATCCAGATGATATCGTTTCAGTACTTCGGTTCATTTCGTTGATTCTCTCAAGACGGTTGTCGTCTGTGTCCCGGCCTGTTATCAGATATTGCTGACAGACACGTTTCACCTCACCGAAAGCCTCCGTCATCGCTCTGGCCACAACCGGCTTTGTGGCCTCATCATCAGGTGTCATTACTTCTGATGCAGTTTCTTCTGTATCTTCGCTCTTTTGTAATGAGCGTCCTATCAGATTGCATTGCACCGCTACATCGTTTACTATCTGCTTTTTCAGCAGGCGTATCCAAATTTCTCTTTCTCTCATGGCTTGTATATTAAAGGATTATTATATCTGTCTCTTAATATAACATCTGGACCGGATGGATTTTCTGTTGTAAGCACATCCATGCCTGTGCAACCTATTCCTGTATAAAGGTTGTCTCTGTTGCGTTGTCCGTAGTCTGCATTTCCGGACTGGCTCTGTTGTAACTCATAGTCATTGTTATTGCGCTGTTCGTAGTCGGCATTTCCGGACTGGCTCTGTTGCAACTCATAGTCATTATTATTGCGCTGTTCGTAGTCGGCTTCTGGTACGATGAATTCTGATCGTTGGTTTAGGGCGGATACTATTTTTTTCAAGTATCCGGATGCACTGGTCCTGTATCCTTCACAAAGTTCTTTATCCGTTGTAGGCTCCAGCCATGCGGCTGCAAGATAATGTGAAGCATACAGTCTCATTGCCGTGCGTATCATGTCCGTGATACCTTCATCCATGCGTATGAAGTTTTTGAATTCAATGATAATTTCATTCCCGGAAGAGGTCATGTTTATATCATTACTGTCTTTAATCTTGCGCCGAAGCTCGCCTTCCGCTTCATTTACTGCGGCGGTAAGATAAAGATCCAGTACAGCTTCATTGTCTTCTGTTGCTGCTATATCTGGATAATTACCGCCGGCTTTTCCTGCCCGGGCTGTAAGCGCAATGACATATTTGAATATTTCCGGTTTGTTTATGGATGTTTTCATAAGTCTTAACTGTTGCAAAGTGCATATTCTTTGGTCATTTTCTTATAATTGTCAAAGGCTTTTTCAAATTCTTTCTTCTCATCTATCTTCTGTGAGTTCCATGGAATGAAGGAAGCGATGGATTCGAGTGCGTATTTCCAGTTTCCCTTGAAGCAGATGGCACGGTCGTCTAAATATATGTCGGCTATGGGCTTTCCGGAATTGCTGCCTTTAGGCTGATCCGGGTTTTCGTTTATGTAATCATAAGTGATGTGATTATCATTCAGGTATTTCTTTAATTTGGAACTGGCGGTGCGTGTTGTGAAAATGATGATTGTGAATCCTTTCTTTTTTAGGACTTCCATGGCACTTTGTACACCATCAATCGGGTCACCGAAGATGTCATTACCTTTAAATCCGTCGTATTGTGCTATGACTCCGTCAAAATCCACACATATTGTTTTCTTTTCCATATAAAAAACGATTAATAGTACAAATATAATCTCATCTGCCGTATCTGCTTTGATATAATGCTGACTGCATTATATACATTCGTCCAGTTCTTATTAAGCTATTTTTGTCGTAAAAGAATAATGAACATGCGCGATAACGAACAAATATCTGACTCCTTGCTTTACGGGCATCGAAAATTCGACGGACAGCGGCGGGCCGAGAGATGGCTGCATGTAGCCTATAATGCATATTGCCGTCTTGCTCCTTTCAGAAAGATGCGTGCCGAATGCAAATCGTATGCCTACGGAAAACAGTATGAGAGACAGATTGTTTACAACGGGCGGCATATAACGAAGGAGCAATATCTTAAGGAGAAGGGTATACCTGCATTGCAGACCAACATATTGGGTAAGATCAAACGGGTCGTACAAGGGCAGTTCAGAATGAACGATACCGCGCCGGTATGCAATGCTGTTGATCCGGGGGAGAAGGAATATGCGGACATTATGTCAGCCTTACTCCGGCAGAACATGAAGCTCAACAGGCGTTCAGAACTGGATGCGCGTACTTTTGAGGAATATCTTATATCCGGTCTGCCTATATATAAAATTTCATGGGCTTATCGTCGTGGAAAACTGGACGTGTTCACTGATTATGTGAATCCGAACTTTGTATTCTTTCCCGACAGTCTTGATTTCAATCTTGCAGACATACGGTTTTGTGGTCTCCTTCATGATCTTGACTTCTCCGAGGTGCTTGCTTTGTTCTCACATTCGGATTCTGATGATATAAAGTTGAAGGAGATATATAACCATTGCCTTGATAATGAATATATCGCCTCGCAGTTCAGCCGTGACACACGCACGTCACAGATTGAATCCACCGATTTCTACTATCCTTCAGAGTTCGGAAAATGCCGTGTTATTGAATTATGGACGAAGGAGAGGCGGAAGGCCTGGTTTTGTAACGATCCCTTGGAGAGTGAGCCTTATTTTGTTCCTTATGATCAGAAAGAGCGCATTAAGGAAATAAACCGTAGCCGTCTTGAACTTAATATAAAACGTAATCCTGATGGATCCCCCATGTTGGATACGGACGGAACTCCCGTAACATTCATGGATCCGGATAAATATGCGGCCGAGAATCTGATCACTTATGAACGGAGAATCGAGACGTATTGGTATTACCGTTATCTTTCCCCGGACGGATTTGTGTTGGAGGAAGGACAAAGTCCGTATTGGAATGGATCCGAATCTTTCCATCCGTTTGTGTTCAAACCATATCCCTACATTGACGGAGAATTTCATCCGTTCATATCTGAAATTATCCCGTCTCAGGAATATTTCAATTACTACATGGTAGCCCTTGATTTTTATATTCGTAATGCGGCCAAGGGTGTGTTGATGATAGATGAACAGTCCTTGTCTGACAACATGAGTATAGAGGATATAGCGGAGCAGTATGTGAAGAGTAATGGCGTAATATTATATACAAGCAAAAGATCTGGCAATGCCCCTGATACAAAGACCGCATCATCCATTCCGGGAGGCTTCGACTATATCATACAACTGTCACGTTCCATGGTGGAGGACGTGTCAGGAGTCCAAGCGGCACTACAAGGTAAATCGGGAAGTTCTGAGAGCGGTGTGCTTTATCAGGCAAAGGCCGCACAGGCCTCATCATCCATACTGGATCTTATAAATACATTCAATTCATTTCTTACTGAAGTGGCATATAAGGTAGTAAAGGTGATGCAGTGTTTCTATACAGGCCCGAAAGCGGTCAATGTTGCCGGTGAATCCATTCCCTATAATATGGATACAATGTATGATATTGACATTGATATCTCAATTAGCGAGGATAGCGACAGCCCGGTATACAGGGCGTTGACAAACCAGCTTTTAATGGTACAGGCTGAGAAGGGGCTTATACCGTTCAAGGCGGCATTGGAAGCCGGTAACTTCCCGAATTCCAGTAAGATTATAGCGGTACTGGAAAGATATGAGAAACAGTTACAGGAGCAGCAGGCGGCGCAACAGATGATGTCGTAAGTAGTGATTGGAAATTTTAATATTTCTTATTAATGATGGATTATACAACAATTAAACTGGTGGTTGTAAGTATTAAAAGTTAGTATAAATAATAAAGTAATGAGAGATGTAATCTACAATTTTATCAACGAGCACATGATGATACACATTGTGCTTATAGCCTTGTGTATTGCGGCTACAATGGGGGCGATGTTAGTAGACCTTATCACGGGAGTAATGAAAGCCAAGCAACGGGGGGAGGCAAGAACATCCACGGGGTATAAGAAAACAGCCGTCAAAGCAAAGAAGTATTTCACCCCGTTCATAGAATTGTGCTTCATAGACCTGTTATGCTGTGTTGTTATCCCCTTCCCTGTTTTTTCAATGATTTGGACGGGATACTGCATTTTCTGTGAGTTTAAATCAGTTCGTGAAAAATCGTGGGAAAAAGCGGAGTTGCGCAAGGCAGAAAAGACAATGAGTGTGATTATCGAGAACAAGGATGATATTGCCAAGATCATGGCTCAGATACTATTTGACAACGAAAATAAAAAGGAGGATAAGAAATGAAGTTTTTCACGATTGCGGAATTATGCCGTAGTAACACGGCCGACCGCTTGGGAATAAACAACAGATGCAGACAGGAGCATGTGACTGCTCTGACTGCCTTGGTGGATAATGTGCTTGATCCGTTACGAGAATGGTATGGCAAGCCTATAACAGTAAACAGTGGTTATCGCTGTCCTGAACTTAATGTGGCTGTCAAGGGAAGCAAGACCTCGCAGCACATGAAGGGGGAAGCTGCCGATATCGACACTGGGGACAGACAGCAAAACAAGCTGTTGTTTGAGTATATCCGGAAGTATCTTCCCTATGACCAACTCATTGATGAGTCTAACTTTGCTTGGGTACACGTCAGTTACCGGGCTGATGGGGATAACAGGAAACAAGTGCTAAGTTTATGAAACGGAGAATTTATATATGGATAACGATAGCGATAATGATTTTGCTTATCTTTTCATGTAAGACTAGATATGTTCCTGTAGAGATTAAGACAACGGAAACAGTGGAAGTACATGATACCACTATAACAGAGAGATTGGTACCATATAAAGATAGTATTGCAGTACGTGATACAACATCTTTCCTGTCCAATCCTTATGCATATAGCTGGGCTCGATATTCAGGTGGAATATTGCAACATTCGTTGGGAATATGGCCAAATTCGGTACTTATAGTAACTGTTCCTCATTATATGACGGTAACCAAGCGAATCGAAGTGCCTAAGATTGTAGAGGTAGAGAAGAAATTAAACTGGTGGCAAAAAACAAAAATAGAGATAGGTGGATGGTCTATGATAATGAATATATTGCTTGTGTCTATGATAATTGTCAGATGGTTAAGAAAGAAAGGAGGTGCCCGTAATTTATAGATTGTATTTTTTCAATTCTGTCTTTCGTTATAACAAAAACCTTCGGCGGTCCGGATTGTAAGAAAAGGACCGCACGCTCCTTATCAGGTAGAAGTCGCTAAGGAGAAACAATACGTCGGAACAAGAATTGTTTTGCGGTCCCAAACTGCTTAACAATTTTCCGACGTATTTTGTTTATCCAAACAGTGATTATATGAAAAGTGATGAAATATATAAGGATGTATTGCAGGTTGTCGCTTCAGTGACGGGAATATCTGAAACAGGTATTATACATAGCAATAAAGAGGAGTGTGCGAACGCCAGATATCTTCTTGTGCGTTATTTAGCCAAGATTTTCTCTGATACGGAGATAGCGTCATTGACTAACAGGACCAAACAGGCTGTCGGATCGATGCGGCGGAATGCTAAAAAACAAGGGGTATGGATTGTGGAAAACAATTGGAAAGAAATAGTAAATAAATTGGAAAATAAATATTTTATTTGCAAGTAACTTATTCCGTAATTTGCCTTTGCGGTCAATATTGACCGTGATATGTAAAATCATGATTATGGATAATGTAACAGGAATGAGCATCCAGGAATACGCCGCAATGCGTGAGTTGGAGTGCGAACACAAAAAGGGATGGGGCGCTACCGCCGCTATCTGGGTTATCGCTGCTGTGATTGTTATTGCCTTCTTCGTGTACAGTTGGCATAATAACTGTAATGAAAAAGTACAATTTGCAGTAGGGTTGGCTAATCTGACAGGACGGGTTAACTGTATGGAACCTGATGTTCGTTGGGCTGGGCAGCAGTTGTATGCTGCTAACGGTGCAATTTCCGCTACCGTTCAGGGAGTGGGCGACATGAAGGCCAATTTCGGTGAGCAGCTGTTCCAGTTGAACAAGGAAGTCTTCTACAACGACGGTTGTGGCTGTGGCCGTGGCAGAAACGGAGGTTGTGGCGGTTGTGGAAACCGTGAGTTCCGACAGACATCTACATATAACTTGGCCAGTACCAATGTTACGGTGGATGAAACTTGCCGCAATTGATTTCGTGAGGGTGGGGATTCCACCCTCATTTATTATTAATCGTAAAAAAGCTGGACTATGTTTAAATCAAGAATAGAAATTAGGGAGTTTGCGGTAAGACAGGCTGTTGAGTTGCTCGGCACTGGTAGTCCTCAAAAGGATATTGTCGCAAAAGCTAGAGATATTGAAGCCTATATAATAGGAGAGGCCGATTTGCCGGAAGTTTACAATGATACGGAAGCCATCAACGGTATTATGGGAAGTGCGATGCAGATGCTGCAAGGCATATCCTGTTCGGAAATTCCGGTAGAGGATAAACCTGCCAAAAAGAAATAAGAGATGGGGGTGTCCATGTTTCAGTCAAAGAAACCGCAGACAGAGTTGAAGTTTACGACACGTGCGGAAGCGTTCAGTTACATGCTTATGTATATGACTGAGGAAAAACATGCGGATCCGCTGGAGGCAGCGCAGAAAGCCAATGAATTTGCAGACATCTTCGCCAAGAACATGGGTATCCCTCTTAAAATAGAGCCGGAACCACAGGGTGTCGATAAATACCTGTCAATGGCTACCAAGATTGCTAATTATATAGAAGAACATCCTAAGGTGGTTGAATACGGCGTTCCGGCTTTGACATTCGTTGCCGGTCTGTTCACTGGGAAAAAAGTGGAGCAGGCCAATGATAACATGTATGGGCAGCGTCCGGTACCGCCTCAACCGCAGGAAGAAATAGATTTTGATAAAATACCTGATTGATTATGGCATTAAGGAAATTATATATTGTGGTGGATTGCGAGAACGACGAGCAGAAGGAAGCTGTTCAGACCGCATTCAACGAATTGTCTAATACGCGGGCTTTGACCAGCCGGACGGTTATCAGCATGTATCCGTTTTTCAAAAAACATCGTGATGATCTGTTTGAGCTGTTCAATATGGTCAAGACAGGCGGTGTCAAATCGTTGTTGTCTGTAAGAGGTGGAACATTGATTAATAACTTGAGAAAGGGTTGATTATGAGAGTGGAAGGCAAATGTATAGGTGATTGCAGCAAATGCCAGTTGCTGGCAAATGGTGAGGTGGATATGATTCCGTGCATTCTTGACCAGATTTTTATCCGGACAAGGAAAATCGAGAAAGAAAACGCTTTTATCAGGAGAAGTCTTGATTCCATGATGCAGGACAGAAATACAATCCAACTTGCCGGTTTGAGTGATAACGAAGATAAAACAGATTGATTATGAAGTATACATTCAAAGAAATGTTGGACGATGCGAAAAGGGCGGGTCTGACAAGTGACAAGGTCATGATGCGCAGTGCGGAAAGCATGAGCGAGCTTCTGTGCCTTGTGAAGGAAGAACATCCGGAACTGTACTGGAAATTTATGCGTGAGCAACATGGAATCATGTATGGTAATCATTACAATGAAGCTTTTGCGATGTTTGATGTCGGCATGATGAGGTACATTGATAGGGATGGAAAGAAATGTGAGGGTGCGCACTGGACGGCGGAACAGATAGAGGCAAGTACCCGGATGATGGGATTTCCGGCTGGAACTACGAAATGGGACAAGTATGTAGCGTTCAATGCCTTTTATTCCGATCTTTGCACAGTTTATAATGATGAACAGATCATTAAAGGTGCTCATAAGTTCTATTTTGAGGATCAGGACTGGGGGGACACAACAAAGATTTGGGATTATGTGTATTGCAAGAATGCAATGGTCTGATTCTTTGTAACAGACGGTTTGTGCTTATCAAAAACCGAACCGTCTGTTTTTGATAAGCACTATGATTCCAGTTTTTCCCGTATTTCCTTCAGAAGCCGGAAAGAGCCTGCCATCTTGTAATTCCCAAGATTCTGTTCTGCCTGCATTATAAGGCTTTCTACTGTCAGAGGGAGGTCGGGAGAAAATGAGGATTTGTTGATTTGCAATGTTTTAGGTAATTCTCTCGTATTAAACCATTCCACCATTTCCCTTAATTCTTCCTCTGAGTAAGCTTCATGTGTTTTTGCATTTTTCATAATGATCTTGTTTTTGATTTCCGCAAAGATACGAAATTGAAAGCAAATCACAATTATTCTGTATTACTTGTAGAAGATTCAGGAGTGTGTGAACGTATCAAGGATCTAGCTATTGCAAATTCAGATTCCGCACCGGTATTTTCATTTATTGAAATATGATAGAGACCGGCTGCATAATATGCCAATGCTCCTGCATATTTGTTATGAAAGTTGATTTCTCCGTTTTCTGAGATTGAAGGAGTTGGAATATACCTGAGACTGTATCCCCCCTGTTCTTTTACTGCATGGGCAATGATTGACCTCATGGTATCGTTGGTGATGAATGCTACCGGTATTGAGGGACCATTACCTACACCGGGAGCTGATGAATATTGTGCGCTGTATAGTGGCGAATTGTCCGGATATAACATAGTGACCGGATATCTCCACCCAGTCAGGTTCACACTGACAAGCCTGATATAGTCCGCAGGTATTTTTATGTAGGCAAAAAACAAACCGTCAGGACGTTTCTCAAATGAGATTGAGGATGAATCTGTCATTTCCGAAGCTTCGGCCATCACCCCTTCGTCATTCATCAGTGCGAGTAGCGCGAGTCTGATGAACTCTTTTAATGCCTCATCGGTCTCAATCGTGAAACTGTCTTCTTCTGTCGCACTCTCATTGATGATTGTGCGTAAAGTCTTTAGTATATCTTTGACAGGTATCATGAGGCTTAGTCTAATGGATAATTGGGAAATTGTATGCCGTGTTCTTTGCATAATGAGGACAGAGCCTCCTTATTTCCACATTGCGAGCGCGGTACTTTGAATCTGACCTCAAAAAAATCCTTCGCTTCAAGGAATGAGGTCACATTTTCAATATCCTCTTGTATGTCTCTGTCTTCTTGAATGCCTTTTTCTTTGGTCGGTTCTGCACTTTCGGATTCTTTTTCTTCCTGGTTGGAAGATGCCGGAGGAATATAGGTGCACATCCGTTTTCCAAGGATGCTATATCTCTGTTTTACCTCTGTTTTCTGTAATACGTCATTTACGTCATTTTCGTCATGTATTACATCTTCATCTTCTTCTATTGTTTCGGTAATGCGTCCTTCCCGGTACCACTTGTGCGCCCTGATTTTCTCTGCCAGTTCTCTATCCGTTGTATGATAGGTTGATTTGCCACGGAAAAAGGCGGAGAAGTTGATGTACATCATCCGTCCGCAGTGAATGACAGCGAATGACAATGAGGAGTTCGCAACAAATTTATAAAGTTTCTTCATACATTTATAATAATGATGAGGTGGATTTCTCCACCTCTGATGATGATTAAGTTCTATTATGCAGCCTGGGATTCAGGGACCGGAATCTCAACATATTCCGGAATGGACAGACGCGCGTGGGCATCTGGGAATCCGAGCGTCCAGCAGGAGAACTCTTGCATGACAACAGCGTCACTGTTACTGATGAACAGTTCCTTCAGGTTGTATGTGCTACGCTCCCAGTTTTGGAATACCCATTTGTCAAGATATTCAGGATCGAGAGAGAAGCCTCTTCCGTTGAATCCCCAAGCGTTGAACAGGTCATGGCGGTAAAACAGAAGTTTTGTTCCCATGCTTTCGAATGACTGGAAGTCAAGTCTCCATTTGTTGTAGTCACGTTCCGGTTCGAAGATGCGTGTGCGGTTGTTGGTTTTGATCTTGCATAATGCTGCATAGATAGTATTGTCAACAAACACAAGTTTTGTTCGGCTTCCATTACCGGCACCTTCAATGATGCGTCCTACAAGGTCTACAAGCTCGTCCTCCGAGATTACATATTGCTGCACATATTTTCCTTCTTCCACCACAGGATTTCCGGCAGAGTCAAGCACTTTCTCCCAATGTCCGATTTCAAGGTCTTTTCCGGCGCGGTACCAGATACCTTCGCAAGTATATACATTGCCTTGTCCGTTCACCGCATGTTTGCTCTTGATTCCGAACAATCCGGAGGCTTCCATACCGATACGCATGTCCTCCATTGCCATCCGTTCCACACGTGTGAATGACCATTCCACTTCGGTCTTGCTCAACCGGTCATAGATAGTCTGCTCTACCTGCATGATAAAACGCTGGCAATATTGTTCGTCCGGAGACGGAAGCTGGTAATATCTTCCTGTAGACACGTCCTTCTCGGCGGCAGCACGTCCCATTCTTAGAAGGACGGTACCCTTTGCAAGGGTAGGAATAAGATAAGGGTTCTTGTTGCTTGATTGTTTCCCGTTTACAGCATAGACAAGCGGAAGGTTGGTCTCACTGTTGATTGCGTGCACGCGCAGCATCAACGGGTGTTCAGGATCCACTTCATCGGTACCGGACTTGTAACCGGAAACAAATGTCCCATCAGCGTTCAGGACAAGAAGTGTGTCCATTGCACCCACTATGTTGTTGTCCTCCAGTTCTATTGCCTTCGGGGTCTCGGTAGTCATGGCTTCAAGCTGTTTCGCAAGAGTGGCCCGTAGCGGACGCTGCCCGACACTATAGTACTTGATTACGATGCTGTCCGATTTGTTAGTCGCCCCATGGCGCAGAATCTGATCAATAGGTGTGCCGGTAAATTTCATCTCGACAATTGTCTTGTCGATCTGTTTCACGTACCATTCCGCGTCCATGATTTTCTCGTTCTTTGTCACAGAACTTTCACCACCTACTACTTTTCCGCCATCCCCCAGATCCTGGACTGAGCCTCCGTCCGGAACATCGGCTGCACATGCATAGCCTCCGGTTGCTCCGGCAAGGAACATGAGCAATACGGAAAAGAAAAATTTGAATGTTGATTTTAACTTTTTCATTGTTCTCGATTTGTTTTTAAATTTATAAATAAAAAGTTGTGATATGAGCCTGAAAGCGAATAGACGGATTAAATGCGTCTCTTCATGCCTTTATAACGTTGCAGGGTAGGGTCCTCTACTTTTTCCTCACTTCCTCCGTTTCCTCCTCCTCCAAGGTCCGTCGGAGCTTTTTCCGCAAGATTCCTGTGTATGGCTCCCGGACGTGCGGTACGTCCTTGCTTGCGTCCTTCCTCTCGGGCGGCCTCTATTTCCATGTCCATATTGAAGGCATGGATGATTCTTTTCCAATCCTCCGTATCCAGTTCGTGCCGGATAATCTTATGAATGATACCGTCCGCATCCTGTGTGCCGTACAGCCATTCCAGCATGGAAGCCACATTCGCCTCATCAACATTGACCTGCCGCACGGCTTCTGTCAGTGCCTCATCTGTCTTGCGCAGCTTCTCTTCCGCATCTCTTTTTCTTTTTTCCTCATCGGCCGCCTCCTTTATCCGGGCTGCCTCTTTTTCTTTTGCCTTCTTGATGGCTTCCTCCGTTGTTGCGGCCTCCCTGATATCATCTCCGTAATTGGTTATCAGATATTCTACAAGAGAGAACGGCTCGCCGTTTTCATCCATGCCGCTTGCCAGACCGGTCAGGATGCCGGCGGCTCTTGAATCTTCCGCAAGAACCTTGTTGAGGTTCTCTCTCTGTGATTCACTGTCGTCATAGCGTCTGAAAGAGTCATCAAGGAACTCGCCGACAGCGAGGTCGTCCTCAAGGTCGAGGTCCGGTTTTCTGGATGAAACAATGTCTCTCCATGATTTTCTTTCTTTTTTTTCTTCCATGATATGTCATTGTTGTCTTATACTGACAAATTTAGCAGTATTTGTTCAAGCCGGATTGATATAATGCAATCTACAGGAAGTACATTCGCCATCATTTAAACAGGAGGTCACATGAAGCACAAGGGAAATATCAGCGAAATACAATTGATAAGGAACAAGGAGATTGTACGTACATTCATCGAATTGAAAAAGACCTGTGCGTTCTCCTACTACAAGGATATATGCAAGGAGATTGCGGGCATGAAGGCGAAGCAGCATTATGTCAGTGAGGACCGGGCTTACGTGATCTTATACAGATATCTGACCGAAGGCAATATACCTGATTGCAGTCTGTATAAATATGAAATGTATTCCAGTCTGATCCGTTGTTGCCTTGATATCATGAAAAAGAAATCGGAAGCGAATCTCCGTCTTATCGTAAGACTTGCGATAGAGAGGCCTTCCGATTCATTCGGGATAAGTCCTGACCGCATACAGCATATTTTGTGGAAAGCTGGAATGAAATAGGTGTACCGCTATGAAAATGAGATATTCCATGGGGCTTTACTTGTGCATGGCCGTGTTATTGCCGTATCATGAATTCCTGTCAGGAAGTCACTGGCTTTATATGTTCGGACATTCCGGATGGCTTCATTATCTTCTGAACGGGATGGCATGGGCTTTTCTATGGAAGGTGATAACCCCTGCACGGACGCTGGTCGCATGGATGTTCGCTGTCGGAATATCATTTTTTATTCCTTCCGGCAGTCCTGTGATCGGATGGAGTGTCATTATCTACTATTATACGGGCTTGTGCCTGTCCTCCATGGATGGGGGAAGGCGTAATAGGCTGTTTGCCATAACCGCTCTCGGTTTCTTTCTGCCGCATATTGCGGGTGGATATCATGCGGCTATGCTGGCGGCCGGATGGATATTGCGTAAACTGGAGGTTGGATGGCAAAGAACATTAAAATAAACCATATAGAAACTCTTTTCTCAGCTATTGTCATAAGGAATGCGGAGGAGATGATCCGCAGGAACCGTGAACGGGAAGCGGAACTGTTCAAGTCCTACAACCCGTTGACAGGGGAGAACGCTCCCGGAAAACGGAAGAGGATATATCTGGATGATTTTATAAATTCATCTGTTTTCCTTCCTATCGAGATGTTTTCCACCGGTTTTATCTATAAACTGGATCTTGCCGGAAGTATAGAGGAGTTCTGCTGGCAGACATACGGGGAATATAATGAGGATCTTCGTAATACTGTCATTCAGGAGTTTCTCCGTTACTGGGCCAAATACGACTTTTATTTCTATTGTTATGCGTATGCGCGTATCAAAAACAAAGAAGGAGGGGAGGATGTGCCTTTCCTGCTACGTCCGGCGCAGGTAAAGCTGGCTGAGACGTTTGAAAGGATGCGCCGTGCCGGCAAGCCTATCCGTGTCATATTGTTGAAGGCCCGCCAGTGGGGGGGATCCACATGCACACAGATATACATGTCATGGATACAGATAATGCATGTGAAGAGCTGGAACAGCATCATTGTCGGACATCAAGGGGACAGTGCGGCTGAAGTTAAGGATATGTATGTCAAGCTCATAACCCAACTTCCTGAATTCCTTTTTTATGAAGAAGGGGTGGAGTTTGACGGCTCTCTTCCGAAGATCAAGGGAGGAGGAACTTCCAACATAAGCCTTATACCTTCCCGGAACTGCAAAATCAAGACGGCAACCGCGATGAATCCGGAGGGTGCCCGTGGTGGTGATTCGGCCATGGCGCATTGTACGGAGGTGGCGTTTTGGCCTCAGACGGAAAAGATGGATCCGCAAAAACAGGTGAAATCATCCTGTTCGGGAATCCTGTACAAACCGTATACGATGATTGTGTATGAAAGCACGCCGAACGGGCAGAATTTCTACAAGGATGAATGGGATCGTGCCAATGGAACGGATGATCATGGGGAGAGACTGTCCGCATTCGAGCCGTTGTTTGTCGCATGGTGGGAGATAGAGGAATACCGTCTCGATCCGGAAGATATGCTGGAATGGGCCTGTACCCTGATAGAAAGGCGTAACGATAAGTCCGGAAACTGGGACTATATGTACTGGCTGTGGACTATTGGAGCGACATTGCAAGGCATCTACTGGTACAGGCAGAAGATGAAGGAGTATGCGGACATACAGGACATGCAGCAGGAGTATCCGTCCGATCCGGTGGAGGCATTCAAGTATTCCGGGCAGCTTGTATTTGACATTTACAAGGTAGAACAACTCAGAAGGTTCTGCCGTGAGCCGGTATTCCAGGGGGATATTTCCGGAAAATCCCCGAAAGGTGAACAGGCTGTCGAAGGGCTGAAACTGTTCAGGCGTAAGGGAGGGGAATTGAAAATATGGGAGATGCCAGACAAGACATGGAGGTTGGAAAACCGCTACTTTGTGTCAGTTGATATCGGGGGGAAATATAGGACGAGTGATTACTCTGTGATTACTGTGCTGGACCGCGCGGATATGATGGCCGATAGCGGAGTGCTCAATGAGGACGCTGGACCGCGTGTGGTGGCGGAATGGTACGGGCATACAGATCCGGACCTGCTTGCGATCAAATGTGCGCAGATTGCGTCATTCTATAACAATGCTCTGCTCATTGTCGAGAACAACACGGCGTACAGTAAGCTTAATGATGTAGACACGGACAACGTCAGCGAATTGTTCTTTCCCATTCTGATCCCTCTTTATGATAATGTATATGCGCATAATCGGAGCGAGTTGGAAAAAAGGAGCCAGAAAGAAACCAGATGGGGTTTCAATACCAACCGTAATACAAAAGTGGCCATTATTAAGTATATGGAACAGTGTGTGCGTGACAAACTGTGGATAGAGCGTGAAACCGGAATGATAAAGGAATTGGGATGGTACATGAAATATCCGAACGGCAAATACGGCGCGCTTGCGGGGAAGCATGATGATCGGGTAATGAGCAGGGCAATAGGATTATACGTGAGCCGTTTTGAATGGGACAGATATCCGGTGAGGGTGTTGCCCACTATGGAAGAGAAAATGAATAACATGAAACGCCTCAACAGGTCGGCGACGGGTGCGGAGGCTATATTATATAAAAATTAGTAACATTATGGGAAAAATTAAGTTGTTTTTGAAGGCGATAAAAAGCCTTGTGCGGAAACGCAGGATCGCAAGTCTGTGGAAGTCCAGCTTGTTATTGAAAAAGGCGATAGAAGAGGCTGAGGAAAAGAATAAACAGGACGGAAGGCGTTATTTTGTCATATGGGATCCTGCACAACAGAAGCTCATCTCTATCACTTATGATTATTATAAGGACAGGTGGGACAGTTATAAATATCTTCTTCATCGGGGAAGGTTTCGTATGCGAATGAACCGAGGGCAGTTGAAAGAGATGTGCTTTTATTACACGAAAAGCAAGAACGGCTTACCTTCCTGTCAGGACGGGGAAAGAAAGGAGAAAATGATAGAATGGCAGAATTATTATCATCGTCTGCTGGTTAGTGACAGGATTCGTGTTATTTCTCGTTGCTGGAATTTAAAGTCATTATGGAAGAAGATAACTTTGCGCTCAAATAAAATAGCACATAGGTATTAGTTTAAGGTTTTAGGGGCTCGGGCTTGTGAAAGTCTGAGTTCCTTTTATTATATACATTTCATTGTGAAGCTCTTGCTTATCTTTGAATAATAAAAAATATATTTATATGGAAAGATTTGATTCTTGCTTTCATCCTTATCATGCATGTGATCCTCATCCGAATGAATATCATGAAAATATTCATTATACGCCTGATCAGATTAATGCATTGCTGGGGCTTATTCCTTATAAGGCGGACAGAGCCGAAGTCCCTAAAATGGAAACGTTGAACGATGTCAATTATATAGGTCATGTGGCAACTTCTGAAGCGTTGCCGGACAAGATGGAACAACCGTCATGGGCACTTGTCGGCAGTGTGAAGAAAACAAAGCCGTACTTCTACTATGTTGAAGGATTTGTTCCTAAAGGATATCGGGCCGGATGGAATGATTTGAGCGGTGTTCTGGGAACTTATGATCTCACAGTCGATAAGGTGAGCATCTTCGATTATAATCTGCTGACTGAATATAATGTAAGCCGTAATCATACCCAAGATACCCGGATATTCTCACATGATTGGAAGGAACAGAGATATTTCAGTGCATTTCCTGATTATGTTGAAGGGAAGAAATACAGACCCTGTGATCGTGTCAACATGCCGGGGTACACAAAAACGTCGTTTGTAGCACAACGAAGCACGTCCAAGGCCCCTTTTGTTGTAAAGAAGAGCAATGTGTTTACTTTTGAAGATGCCATAGCGCTTGTACCGGAGGAATACAGAATACCCGGCATGAAGGTCACGTTTGTTTCTGCTTACACCAATCAGGCTGAAACATGGTATTTTAAGGGAAATTCTGCTTCGCTTTGGAAAGACAAGAAAAGCTGGTGGAAGATTGATTTAGAGGCGGAGCGTAATGAGATTCATGCTGAAGAGGTATTCATTGAGAAGATGGAAGCACCGGAGATGGTGGCTGATAGGGCTATAGCGGATGAGAACGGCAACCGTATACCGGACACTTATCTTACACGCAAAGCTGTCAGACGTCACATTGAGGATACATTCAATGATATGTTCATTGATAATCCTCCTACCGTGATGGACGGGATGATAACGCCCGAGATGCTTAGTGAATCCACCAAACAGCTTATCGGTAACAAGAGCATAACCAATTTTGCGGATGATGAGGATATTACATCGGTTCACGGTCAACTGAAACTGGCTAATAAAAGGTATGATCCGAATAATTACTCAGGGAAGGGAAGATGTTATCTGCGCAAGAATCTTGTGGCAGGGCGAAATATTCTGACCCAGTCCATGATATGTTGGTCTGATACGATTTATGTCATACAGTATGATTATGATTTGGAGGGGAAAACTATCACTATTCCGTCAAAATGCACTTTAGATTTTCAAGGAGGGGGATTTAGTAATGGTACTGTCGTTGGCGACAATACCAAAATTGAAGCAGGATTGGAAAAGATATTTGGTGCTATAACAATAAATGGTAGCTGGGATGTGGCGGCAGCTTGTCCTGAGTGGTTTGGGGCACTTCCAGATGGAGTACATGATTGTACTGAATCTATACAGGATACCATTAATAATTTTGATATTGTTAAATTAAACAATGGAATTTATTTTATAGGTAATACGATTCAGGTAAGAAGTAATATTACTTTGTTTGGAGAAAAAGGTAAAACTATCATAAAATCTCCAACTACTAAGGAGTTTGATGTAAATGATTTACCAAATGCGAATACCCTTCCTTATATTTTTTACTCTGAAAAAGCTGTGAAAGTTCTATTTAGAGGGCTTTCTTTTATATTGGGGGATTACTATAATGGTATAGGTTTTAGGCAAAGTGTCAATGGGGATACGGATGAGTGGGACGCTAAAATATATGTAGAAAACTGCCATTTTGAGCATGGGTATAGAGCTGTAAGTATTGAAAGGACTTATAGAGAATGTAGAATAATAGATTCTATCTCATATTACGCATGCGGTGACTATGCTTTTTTTATGGAAGGAACTGATAATTCTATTCATAATAGTACGGTTGGGAGTTGTCAACAAGGAGGTATTTATTTATCTCAAAATTCAAGAATGTCTAATTGTAAAGTTTTTGTTGCCAATAAAGCCTGGAGATATAAATATGATGCTGTTACTCCTAGAAGTAAATACGCAGTTTATGTAAGTGGCAGTTATTGCAATGTAACAGGCTTGGATATTCAACAAAATTGTGCAAATGGTATTTATGTGGGAGGACATGATAATTATATTCAAGCTGTTCTGAATGCTAATGGGTATCAAAGAGATAAACAATCCTCAATATTATGTGCTAATGCCGTTTTGAAGTGTAGTAATAGTATATTAATATTTACTTCAACCACAGGCTTTTTAAATAGTTATGTATCTCATTATCTATATTCTGTAGGAAGCCCAGCTTATGCTGTTAAAGGTAATTATATAAATATAAATACGCATGATGAACCAGGAGAAGATACTCCTTATGTGTTAAGCAATTTTTCAGCTTTTAATAATATAATATTTAATGGAGCGAATATAACTAAATGCCATAATCTTCCTGAGGATTTTGTTAAAAACAACATTCATTCAGAAAATGTATCTAGGGGAGAAAGAATGTATGTTACAGTTGGTGCTGGTAAAGCGGTTTCTTTTGATTTGGATGTTACAACTTTTATCACACAATATACTGTTATACATCAGTATTTAACTTTTATAGTTAATCCGTCATTAGCAGTCGTAGATACGCCCTTGTATGAAGTTGGAAGATATAAATTAATAGTAAATGTTGACAACATAGATTATACTCTGAAAACCGATATGTTCCAAAACGGGTTAGTATCAATAGAATCTATTAAATATTTATACGATATAATACCGGATCCGAAGGATTCACAGTGTAAATTAAGATGGGAATTAGCAAATACAAGTAAATCCGCTATAAACTTGGCAATTGATTACCCTATAATTGAAATATATAAAAATAATACAGGTTATGGAAACAGTTATGAAACTAATATTATTCCGACGGATTTGAGTAAAGATTTTTGTAAGGATAAGAAGGGAATTTATGGGAAAGTTGCAGATAATACTTATGATATTAATTTGGGGATTATAAGGTTTAATAATGCAATTTCTGATTCTCCGGAATCTTATGAATACATTAAGATAACTAAAGTTCCGACAAGCGGTTTTCGTTTTTTATATTCGACATATAGGATATTAACCGAATATTCTTTGCTATATGTAGATAATAAATTGTATATACTATCTGATAGATACGATACTGGCAATGATTCTTTTTTAAATATAAGATGGATATTTGACCCTGTTTCTTATACATTAGACATTTGGATTAAAGTTTCTTCAAAATATGGCAAATTGATAGTGAGAGATACCAAATGGGCTACTCTTAACACTTATGAGTGGTTCCCTAAAAATACAGATCCATATCCGGTAGAGGCTGTTGATGCTGAATTTATTACTTCGGATATACTTACTTTGCCTGATACTTTAATTGGGATAAAAACCTATGATACGTTTGGAAATATATTAACTTGGTCTAAGTCTGATTGGTTAAATCCTGACGGAACTTTAGTGACAAAGGTTGTTTTCGCAAGTAAATTAAATGATTTTATTAAAAGTAATACTATATATAATATTATCAGATATATAGATTTGGAAGGAAAAACTCTTACTGTTCCTGATAATAGCGTGCTTAATTTTATTGGAGGTACTATTGGAAATGGAACTATAATTGGAAATAAAACTAAAGTCATAAATCTAAATGTTGATAGAATTGTTTTATCAGGGACTTGGTTTGATTCAGGAATTACTTCTAATAGACCTACTAATGTTTTAGTAGGATTTCAATATTTTGATAGTACATTGTCGAAACCTATATATTATAAAGGTAATAATGAGTGGGTTGACGCTACTGGGGCGACAGTATAATAACGATAATTAAAATAAAAGCCATGTTACAAGGATATCAAATAAGAATGCTAGAAGAGTATAAGCAACTTAATGACCGGGTAGAAAAGTTGGAGAAATTCATCAATGAATCTCCAGTGTTTTCTAAAATGGAAGTGCATAAACAAATACTTCAGCGTTGGCAACTGTCGGCAATGAAATCATATCGTGATGCCTTAAAGAGAAGATGTCTGGCAGAAGGATTTTCTCCGTTGACTGGGGATGGTCTGGAATAAATGTTAATTCTATAACTTTTTTAAAAAACATCATGGAAGATAACAACATACAAGATTCTTGCTGCAACAGCAAGTATGCAAGTATCAGGCAGATGGACAAGCTTGATGAAATGTTGGGAAGAAGATTCCCTTTCTATCCTCGTACAGTGATACAGGCGGTACATGACGGAAGAACCGGCGCGTCGTTGGAAGCGATACTGGCACAGTATAACAATATTTATATGCAGTATCAGGGTACAGCGGGACGTACGAGAAATATTGTTCCGAAAGAAATGAGGCGTAAGGGGATCATCATATCATACGTGGATATGCAGGGGAATGCCATAACCGAGAAATGTGTGAATGATGCACAGAGGGACAACTTTCACTGGGGGCTTGATGTCAACTGGGTACGTGTGGACGAACTAACACTCTCTGGAGATATTTCCGTATCGGTAAAAGGCACATGGGTGATTAACGGTGAGGATACCGGCATAGCTGCTTTGGGGCCCAAAGGGGATAACGGACTTACCCCGTGGCTCAAAACGATAGATAACAAGCTTCACTTCTCCTATGATAACGAGACATGGGAGGTGTGCTCGGATTACATTGCAGCTTATTTCCGTTTTCAGGATAACAAATTCCAGATATCGCGGGATAACAAAACATGGTCAGATCTTAGCGGAGAAGTTACAAACAGTTTGTCTATTAAAGCCTATGTAACAGATAAATCACAATATCCTAATCCTAAGCAGGGTGATATGATTATGGTGGGACCTACCTATGCGGACGATGATACCGAACATACCAAGCCCATCTACCACCTGAATATTTATAATGCCGAAGGATGGATAGATAATGGCCCGTTCCAGTCCATCAATGCCGGTGTGGTGCAGGAACTGGGGAATAGCGAAACTGAAGTCATGTCACAGAAGGCTGTAAGTGAGAAATTTTCCGAGTTAGAATTAAAAACAGATTTAGTTTTTAATTCTACAAAATTAATCAATACTACTACCCCACCGCTATCAAATATCGGGGAAGGTTATACGGCTGCTGGAAGTACGGCTGGCAATGGATGGTCTAAATCTGATTTTATACCTATTAATTATGGCGATAAGATAGAGTACAAGCTTGATGGGTGGCAAAATTTCTGTATAATAGCATTATTTAATGCTAATAAAGAAAGAATAATCGAAGGGCAGATAGTAGGGAAAACAGGAATTTTTAGTGGCTCTAACAATTTTGTCTCGGGCGTTTTTGTTAATACTGACAATAATGTAAAGTTTGCGATAGCTCAGACAAGACAAGAAACTGTGGGTTCTGTATCTATTAAAGTTACTAATTACACGGATGATTTTATTAATAAAGTTGAGTTTGAGGCTTATAAGAAAGAAAATGAAAATGGGGAAAAAGAACTAACAGAAAGTATTGCACAGATAGACGGAGTGTTATATTCTAATGAGGAGGATAATATAATTATCAACAATTCATCTGGTAATGGTATTGCCTATTCAAACGGTAATAACGCTGGTAGTGGTCATTATGTAACAGAAAAGATAGCAGTATTTGAAGGGGATAGAATTGATTATACCTTATCAGAAGCAAGTAATTTCTGTATGATTGGCGCGTGGAAAAATGGGGTGTATTCTCAGTCTGATTCAGTTGCTGGAATTGCGTCTTTAACGAGCGGTACATATATTGTACCCAAAGGAATTACAGAAGTTAAACTTGGAACAAACGTATATCAAGGGGCAACAGCCAAGATTATAAGAAAAGAATTTAGATTTGCTACAAAAGAAGAATTTACTAAAATTAAAAATATAAAACCATTCAACACAGATATAGATGAACATCTAATTGATGAGGTGTGTGGAAAATTCTATGGAGAAAGAGCTATTGCCCATAATAAGTATATGACTTCTGCAAGTAAGATTGTATATGTTGATACAGTTGGAGGTAACGATGATGATAATGGATTGTCTCAAGATACAGCTGTAAAAACTCTTACAAAAGCAAATGAAATACTTATAGATGGTGACACTCTGTTAATAAAAAGAGGTAGTGTATTTATTGCCGAAGAAACTATTGAAAAAAATGGCATTATCATTGATTGTTATGGTGACCCTACAAAAGAAAAACCAACTTCATACAACCTTATCGATGTAACAAATTCTACAAATATAGAAAAAGTAGTTGGTTATCAGAATATATATAGAATTGCATGGGAAAACAAAGGCGCAAGTGGAAGTGACAGAGCTGCAATACAAGTATTTGTAGATGGGAAAGCCTGTGGGGACTGGACGATATATACAAGATATGCTCCAAGCGACTATGACGTAATAACCCAAGAAGGAGCAATGAAGTATCTTGATGAAAATGTAGATGACGCTGCGTGGTGCGATGCTTACTTAAACAATGGGTTCAGTAATGGATGGGAACCTGGAACAAATTATATATACTTTGCAGTATCATTTGACGCAACAGACCAGGCAACGCTAAATAATCACAAGATTCAAATCACAAGAAGTGTAGGGCAGTTGGTTAAGTTTACAGGAAAAGATACCGACTTGCGAAACTTTATATGGCAAACAATATGCTTTAATGTAGTTGACCCGTGTAAATTTAACGAAAATGTAGAATTATACAATTTTGTAAGACATGGATTCCATTATGAATGTTCTTGGTTTATGAACTGCAAAACAGATGTTTTGGAGGGTATTGGTAAACATTATCATTATCAGCCTAAGAACGACCAAACGTATTATGAGGAAATTATAATTTTTGGATGTAAGGCTATGAGCCGAAGACAAGACAGACAAGGCGAGTTATTTGATGGGCATGGAACTAATACGTCTACTCCCGTTGTAACATATAATAGGGCATACGTTATTAATTGTTATGCAGAAAACTTATTATATGCGTCAGATTCTCCCAATATAGCTAATACCTATATTAAAAATCTTGTATTGAAAGATTGTGCATCTATATCAGTTTATAGAAATAATACTATAATAGACGGTGTTTTTGGAACTCTAAATCCTATATCTAACACTCCAATAATAACCACTCCGTCAAAAAATGGAAATGGTTTATTGAAGAACGTACATTTAAATATAAATTCTGAAAATGGCGGAACATATTTAATGTATGATACTGGATATAACAAAGAATACGGTAATATGGTGTTTGACGATGTTTGTCTGTTGGTGCGTAAAAAAGCTGAAAATGCAGGGACTTATGAATTGTCAACAACATTTGCATTTTGGAATGGCAATTCAAATTTCAAATTTAAAGGATGCACATTTGCCTGCAAGCACGACAGCGGTGTTAAAGAAAATTTCGCAAGAAATACGGATGATACGACAGATTTTTCATTAATGCAATTTGAAGATTGCATAATTGCAGGTATTGTAAATAATAAAAATTTATCTAATGATGGTATAACTTGGATTGATAACACAGATGATTTGTTCTTGTCAGAGTATCTGCCAAGGCTTATGTACGTTAATGGAGGATTAAGAATTTTAAAGAACTTGTAGAGTAATTAGAAAAGTTTTTTTGTAAATAAGCCAACTGGCGCAGTCTGCCTCTGCGCCAGTTGGTTTACGTTTTAATATATTCCTAATATTTGTTGATTAGTTGAAATTAAATAATTTTTCAAAGTTTCCATCACTAAAGGCTGTTTCTAAGTTGTGTATCTTTTCGTCTCTTCCCTCTTTTAAAGAGGTTATATGTAGGATGTTTGCTGCAACATCCCAAGTCTCTAATCCGAATTTATTAAGATACTCTTCTACTGCTTTGTCTATACCGTCAAAATCATTTGTAGTGTCCAATCCTGCTACAATAATTGCTTTTTTCTCTGCACTGACACCAATACATTGAATGGAATCAAGTCCTTTTTGCTTTACCCTATAGTAGTTGAATACAGTTGTCTCTTTACCGTTTTCTTTCACTATCTTTTTCATGAAAGGTAGCTCTGGAGATTGTTCTGGTAAAACTACTAAATCCCAATTTATAGTTATTGTTTTACCTGGAACTTCAGTGAATACAGTATCAATATCATCCATATTGCTTGAAGAAACTGTTTTATTAGCTTTATTGCCACAACTAGCAAATACAGCTAAACATGATAAAAATAAGAATACATTTTTCATAATTATTAATTTTAAGATTTTCATAATCGCAAATATAGCGATTTGTTCATGAATGTAAAATATTTGCATGGAATTTTGTATCTTTGCATCGCACATAGCGATGTGCATCAGGATTTGGACGGTTCCGATATAGTTTCGGGCCGTCCTTTTTTGTTTTCACACTGGTTGGTCTTGTGTATGTTTATCCAATATGTGACAAGGGCGGCTGTCTTTCCCAGATTGCCGCCCTTCCTGTTCAATAATGATTAGTAATCAGGTATAACAAAGGTATACAAAGATATAAAACAATCTTATTAAAAACAATCGGTAATGTAAAATCTTGAGATTTACATTGTAAATTACAATTATATGCGTATTTTTGTGCAAAAAATATAAAGTATATGAAAAGGTTGGTTATAGCTTCATTGTTTCTGTTTCCTTTTTTGCGACAAATGCTGTGGGATGGATAGATGTTTAAGATACATGAAAACTATGAGTCTTTTTCTTGTTTTCTATGGGATGAAATATTACTTCCCTAGCTGGATATATGTTTGTTATACCATATATAAAGAATCTGAATAATGTGATTGGTTTGATTAGCCTCTCCCGAGCTATTGAAAAGTTGAATTAAATAAATTACTGTTATGCTACAAAGATTAGAAGTTATTGATTTTTTGCGAGGATTCTCTATTTTTACCATTGTGTTAATGCATTTGTTGCAAAGTTTTCCGATAAGTCCGTTCTTAATGGCTGCTTCATCTTTTGGTGGGGCAGGAGTACATGTATTCATCTTATGTAGTGGATTTGGACTTTATTTATCATATTTAAACAGACCGCTTACTTATATTCAATTTTTGAAACGACGTTTTTTGAAAGTTTATTTGCCGTACATAATAATTATATTGATAAGTGCTCTGATTCCTTTTTATAATACCTCATCGGATAAACTTCTCCAAGTACTTAGTCATGTATTCCTTTTTAAAATGTTTTTCAATGATTTGGAAAGTTCTTTTGGATTGCAGATGTGGTTTGTTTCAACAATTATTCAGTTTTATTTGTTATGGCCTTTGTTGTTGAAACTATTTAATAAATCTACGGGGGTGATTTATGCTTTGCTGATAAGTCTGTTATGGACTACTATTGTAGCGATGCTTGGGAAAAGCGATGTGCGTGTATGGAATAGTTTCTTTTTACAATATCTTTGGGAATTTGTTTTAGGTATGTATTTAGCTAAATGCTATAAACTTAATGCAAAAATAGTCAATTCGTTGAATTTTAATATATTAGTACCTGTCTGTATAATATGTGTTGCTCTTACAGGATTTGCTGGAATAAAAGGAGGCATTTGGAAATTATATAATGATATTCCTTCTATGATTGGATATTTGTTTGCGTTGTTGATTATATATAAATTACATATAAAACCTATTAGTAGCTTATTTATGTTTACTAATAAGATTTCTTATGAATGGTACTTGGTGCATATACTGGTCTTTAGTTGTACTTTTTATTATTTGTATAAGTTGGAAACTTTTAGTATGGTAGTAATAGCTGTCATTTCATTTATTCTTTCGTATGTTGTGGCTTGTTTATATCATTGGATTCTTGGTAAGATGAAGGTATTTTGAAATAATAAGATTCATTATAAACAATAAGATCTTGGCGAAATGAAGAGACAAATATTTACTGCTGCTGAAGAAGAACAGGATACTATGTGGAAGAGGGTAAGAAATTATATTCCCATGACCTTGGTCAAGGGAGGAAAGTGATAAAATCAGTTATAAAAGTTGGCGTTTACATTGTGATTGCCAACTTTTTTTATAGCTTTGCATAAAAAGTATACAGAATGGGAAATTTCAGCAGGCAACAGGAGGAGAAGAAGGAAGTTAAGGAGAAAGACAAAGTGAGGCGTGAAACGCTTGGAAAGTTCTTTTTCGATTTGGCTAAATTGGCTTTCGCTGGTCTTTTTGTTAGTTGGATTACGCCTTTATCTACTAATGTAAACAACAATGTTGCATGGACTGTCTTAGTTGGAGGTGTAATGTTTACTGTTGTATTTGCTATGATTGGAAATAAAATTTTAAAATAGGAGGTTTATATGGATATGCTTGCTATGACTTATATAATAGGAACTGTTATCGGAGTAGTCTTTCTTATATGGTTATACACAAAGCCCGGTAGAAAGTGGCTAAAGAGCTTGTAGTATACGCTATAATAAGGAGGTAATTTGTGGAAGGTTTATTGATTGTGCTTGGTGGTTCTGGAATGTTAGCCTTTTTCTTCGCTATATGGTTAAATACCCGGAAAGGCAAGAAATGGCTCGCAAATCTATAGTGTACTTTTCATTGGAAATATGAGGGTATTATGGATGCATTGACAACGATTTTTTTAATAACTAGCGTCATAGGTTCCGCATTGGTTATTTGGTCACACACCAAGTCTGGAAAGAAATGGCTTGCAAATTTATAATAGGTGCAAGATATAAAGATAGGATTTGCTGTATATAATATGATGGCAAATCCTGTCTTTAAGTTTTCTGTTGACGAAAATTCTTACTCCAGTTTATCCATTTCTTCAAAGTATTTTTTTCTTGTCTTTCGGATTTCACTCATAATTTTTTCATCCTGATCTTTTCCCAGCATCTTTTTCAATTTATTGATACGGGAACGGAAAGTAGTGGTTAGTCGATAACCTTGAATGAATTTCCCTTTCTCTGTAAGCATACGCTTTGCCGCATCCGGATTACTGCCTGCAAGTTCCGCATAATCTTGATAATAAGCTTTTAGTCCGGTAGCATTCTTTTTCATTCGGAAATCTTCAGTGATATCTTCCGAAGTAGCTTGCTCAATGTAACGGTCACTATTGGAAGTGTCAGGCATTTCACCATTTATAATGTCCTGGGCTTTTTTCACAATTTCTTCTTGGCTGATGGCATAATAGTCCTGTGCTCCTAATTGTTGCTCCATATAGCGTAGCAACCGTTTGCGATCTTTTATATTTGTAGCCTCGTCAAATGCCTTGGTAGCATCCTGAAAAGTTTCGATACCTTCCAGTTGATTAGCCTTGGCTTCTGCCTCTATCTTGGCTTTAGCTACCTTGAAGTACTTTTCCGGCTGTAGCTCGTTCATCACACAGGCATTGTAAACTTTGGCTACATAGTTAAAATCCCCGCTTTCAATTCCTTTTTCAAAATAATTGATAGCCTTGCTTGGAGTGAATCCTTTGGATGAAGGCATTACTAAATCGAGGAACATAAAATCCTTGTCTTCTTGTGTTGGAATGGAATAAGGGAGAAGTTTGCTTGCTAGAAAATACATGCGTCCTGCCTCGCGTTCCCATCCTTTTTTGTCCTTCATGTATTTATTTTCCCATCCGCTAAGAGAATAACCACTTATAAATTCAAAAGTTGTAGCTAATAATGGATTTGCCTTTCCACTCATTTTGTCAATCATGGGGCCGGGAAAACTTAGACCGTCCCGTCCGAAGAAAAGTTCGGGTAGTTCACGGAATTGTTTTCCCCAACGGGCGTAACTTTCTGTGCCGTCGCTGTATCGTCCAGTGAACAGATGGGTCTGTTGACCTATTGTGTTTCCTGGCATAGTATAGTCGTACCATTTCATACCATCAGGATAGGCCAGTTCATAGGATGATTTATATTCAGGATCTGTCTTACGTCTTTCATCCGCCATTTGTCTTTGCTCCTCTTCGTCTTTAACACGGAAGTAAGCGTTTAAGGCATTCATTAGTGCATAGAAGAATATGCCTGCTGTAATCCAAAAATCGCGTCCATATTTCTTCCGGGTCTTAGCTTCTGGTTCGTTGGATACAAGGTTTTTCCAAAATCCATTGTCTGCATATAGTTGCCCGAATCCTAAAGGTGACAATGCTTGTCGGATAGTAGCTAACGTCCAGTCGGGAGACAGGAGTAACGCACGCATGATTCGTACGCTCTTAGGGGAAAAGCCTAGTATGTCAAAATGCAAACCTCCAAATGTGTCATTTATTAAATGTCCGCATTCATCCAATGCTTTTTCTGTCTGTTCTAGCGTCCACCCTTTTGCTTCAGCTTTGCTTCGTACTTCTTTGGCCATTTTGGCGAATGAGGCAATTTTGTAACCGTCATGGATGGTATCCCATAATATTTTGTCGCTCCCTCTGTTCAAAAAGTCAAGTAGAGAAGCTGCCTGTTGGACTATAGGAATGTTTTTGTCTTTTGTAAGCTTCTTCAACTTTGCAGTCAGATTATTTACATCGGCTGTTACATAATCATTGCTTGCTCCTAAGGATACAAGATGTTTCACTGCATCACGGGCAGCTTCTTTGTCATTCATAGCTGGAATGTTACCTTTGGTAATCACGTCCCATATCAAGTTTTTACCTATAACCTTGGCGGCTCCCCATGGTTTTAGCATGGCAATAGCTGTTTCTGTTAATGCTCCATGGTGGAAGAAGGAGAAGGATAAAGCAATTTTCTTCATCAGTCCGCTTGTTACCCAGATTCCATCTATTAATTTGTTTGTGAATTCACTGTAATGTTTCGGATTTAAAATACGTTGATCACCTAAAACGGGAGTAATGTATTTTTGAATACTGTTCAGTACTTTATATCCATCTAATGCAGTATGGTCCATGCGTGAATAACTTGTGTCTTTTACCGAATCAGGTACAATGATATCCATATCCATTGGCATATTGTCTCTGCCGCCTGGAACAAAAACTTTGAAATTTTTCAAAAACTCTATGAAGCGATGATTGGCTATGGTTTCTGTAGCGAAATGACCATATTCCAATATGATTCCAGTTATATCTTCATATTTGGGGACCATACCCATAGCCTTCCCGGCTGCATAATTAGGTATTACACGATGCCGGGTAAATGGTGAGCGCATACGGATTGTATTCATATAGTTGGTGTATTTTTCTTGTGCGTTTGCTGGACTTCGTTTCCAGTCCCAGATATGAGTAACATAATTTTGTATTTGTGGGGCGTTGTAAAGCACACCTTCTTCTGACATCAGGTTATACACTTCCTCAAACCAGTCGGCTACTTCCTTGGCCAATGCTTTCAATTCCGGCGAAGCATTTTCTGTATCAAATGCCTGTATCGGATTGGGTTTGTTGGATTCCGCTTCGCGAAGTGTATTTTCATACTGTTTCTTTTCTCGTAAGTATTTTTGTTGCAACTTGTCATACATGAAACGTTTCCTTTTTAACTGAAACTCATCTTCATCAGTCCGGTTGGGTTTGTTTTCCAGTTCGTCCCATTCGCGGGCTATAGAAATAAATTGGTTGTGCGTCTTTTCTGATTGCTCTTTAAAAATATTGGCTTCCGCTGTCAGTTTGTTGTAATTTTTTTCTTGTTCCGCATTCATCCGTTCAATGGCAGGAGCTTCGATATAATCTATCACGTTTTTCAGCATTTGTTTGTTTCCTTTGGTCATTTCTCTTAGCCTGTCCACAAAGAAAGCATCTTCCAGATTGCTGCTTTCGATATATCTTCTGCGTTCAATAATTTCTTGATGAATATCTTTTCTTATCTGGTTTTTCGATAAAGATATTTTCATATCGGTCATTCTTTCTTGGAAGGACTTGCGTATCTCGCGCATTTCTTCTTTGGTGAAGTTGTTCACATTGTCTGGGGCATCAGGTGAGAATCCTTCCGGAGCTTTGTTCTCTGATGTTTTTCCTTCACGTAACTGTTCGTCCACCGTTTTTATCTCTTCGTCACGGACTTCTGTTTTCTCGGCCTCCGCCTGTGCGTGAAGTTCGTTCATCCGATCTCTTATTTCTCGGCCACGGGTATTGTACCAGTTTTCCCATTCTCGTACACGGTTGTCAAATGCTTCATCTGTTTCCGCTGGATTCCCTTTGTTATCCAGCTTGCGTTTCGGATGAGGGTATGACATCATCTCCATGGAAAGGTTTTCAAGTTCTTCATTAATGGAATCAACTCCTTTTTCTCCTTCTACGGAACGGGTACGCTCGGCTTCTTCTTTTTCCGCTTGCCATTCTTTCATACGTTTGCTGTAGGAAAGCATACTCTCACCATCCTTGCGGCGTGGCTTTCCGCGCAGAGCAAATTTTAGCTCTTCTCCCTTTTCCGGTTCTCCGAATAGAGCTGGGGAGTAATCTTCATCTTTCCATTTTTGATTTTCTCCGTGTTTTGCTTGCGTATCTCGTTCATAATTTTTGTTGTTATTATCATTTTCATTATGAGTTAAAAAGTTAATAATTTTGTTAGCTATTTCGTTCAAGTTAACATACTGGTTGCCAAAGTCAAGTCCAGATGATAGGGAGCTTGTCTTTCCATGGTCTTCCATCCATGAAATTACACTTTCAAGCAGGTGTGCTACTTTCTCCTCCGAATGATTGGAACTATAGTTTTCATCCACCCATTTGGATAATTCTGGGTCCAGTTCGTTTACATCGTTTGAGGCACGTTCTAGTAACATCCTTCCTTCTGTATTGTAGAGGATAACCATATCTATGGCATAGTGGAACGATTCATGCCAGTTCGCGTCACGTATTTCTTTTTCTGTACCGTGATTGGGTAACAGCACAATCTGTTTACTCCATGGAACGTACATGGCCAACACATCCTTTTTGCGTGATGTGTTGATTACTTTGGCCATTTGCAGGTTGTCCAGTTGTGGCATGGCATTTAAAATATCTTGACCATTCATTGCTATTGCCGGATGGGGGGCATTCACGGCTATTTTATGCATGGCATCGGTAGCAGTTTCCAGACGGTCCAAATTTTCGTAACTATCTCCTGCCATCTCTTCTTGCAAAGGATTCGGATTGTTTTTCTTTAGCAGGGATAATTTTAGGTTCTCATCAGTATTTTGGGATGTGGGAACTTTTTCTGCATTTTTTCTAGCCTTTTCTTCCAATTCTCGCTTGAGTGTGGAAACTTTTCCACGGGCTTCCTTTAATTCCTGTTCCTTGTCGAAAGGTTTCTCTAATGTGGATTCCATACCTTTCAGACGATTCTCTTTTTGGGCGATTTCATCTTTTACAGATGAAACTTTTTTCCCTATTGAGGAAATGGAACTATTTACGCTAATCCATATACCAGAGAATGTATTTATATCCTTACCTTCTGTTATTATATCTTTTCCGGCATAGAGTGAATATTTCAATTGTCCGTTATCGTGATAAAGAACTAGTTCGGCCGCATCTTTGTTCAGTCTTATGCTTACAGGAGGAGTGTTCCTGTTCAGAGTATATTCTTCTTCATATTTACCAGCTATGTCGGCAAGTGCTGTGGCCCACTTGTCGGAATAAGAATGTCCGTTAGCTGATATTCGTTCGATGCCATTCGGAAACTTTTCGGCAATTTGCTTGGAAATTCGTATCGCTTTATCCAATGAGGACTTCAATACCGCAATGCTGGTGTTCAGTATTGGTATTTCAGTGCGTGCGTACATTTTCTTTATTTCATGGCTTCGTTTCAATCCCTCCAGTTTCTTTACGTTATTTTCCGCTATGAATAGCATTTGTGCGGTCTGGTCTCCAGATAGTTCCGCTGCCATTTGATTGAATGTCTTTCCACTGGGATCCTCACTGTCCTCATCTTCCATCACGCGTCCGTTCACATTGCCTTTCATCATCTGGTTGATAAAATTCTGCTTGATGCGCAGACGGTCGTATGCGGTGGCGTCCAATGTGCCTTCCACACCATAAGTAAGTATTTCCACAGGCATTCCTTTGGCTGCATACATGTTGCCTTGTCGCAGGATTCGTCCGTTACGCTGCTCGAAGTCCATGGGACGTATGGGAGCATCCATGTGGTGGAGTGCTATCATTCTGTCTTGTACATTTACTCCTACACCCATTTTTTCCGTACCTCCTATAAGTACCCTTATCTCACCATCACGGGCCTTTTGGAATACAGCTTTTTTACGGTCGGCATTCGTAATCTCACTGACTATAACAATCTGATCTTTGGGGATTCCTTCCTTGATGAGTTTCTCTTTGATGTCTCTGTACAGGTTGAACTGTGGAACGTCTTCCTCATAACCGAACAAATCAATAGTTGGCTCGTTTGCTGGACTTTGGTAACTGTCACAGAAAATCATCTGGACTCCTTTGTCAGATGTGCTTTCTTGGTAGATGCGCTTCACTTCGGAAACCACTTTGTTGGTTTTTGATTCAGGATCGTCAGGAAATGACGGATTGATAAGACGCAAGTCTATAGCTGCCTGTTTGGCTTTTTGAAACACTACAAGAGGAAGTCCGGGCGTCTTATCTTTTCCATGCTTGTTTTCATCCTCCTTCAACACCTCTATCAGTACATCCATCACTTCCTGTAATTTTTCTGATTTTTGAATAACATGGTTGGTCATTCGGCCATTCTTCAATTGTGGAATGCTTTTGGACTGCTTGAATTCAGGAACATCTGTAGTCAGTACCACATCAGCATGGCTGCGAAAGGCCTTCACCAGTTCAGGTACATTCACATAGCTCTTGAAACGGTCAGCTATTTTGAAGTTTCCTGTACTGGTAAACTCCAATGAAGGCTCCACCTGTCCGAAAGTGGCTGCGAATTCGTCAAATGTCTTGATGTTATAATCCTCCAATATTTCAGGGGCTACAAATCGCATCATTGTCCATACTTCGGCCATAGTGTTTGTAATGGGGGTTCCTGTAGCTAAAATCACATTACGCCCTCCGTTGCGTTCCTGTACAAATGTTGATTTCAGCAGAAGGGAATTGGCACGTTCGGAAAATCCGGTATCAATTCCTTTTACGTTTTGCATCTTGGTGGAAAAACCGATCTTTTTGAAGTTATGGGCCTCATCAATAAAGAGAGCATCCACACCCATTTGTTCAAAGGTGAGCACGTCATCCGTGCGGCGGTCCAATTTGCGCGACTCTCTGGATAATGTGCTTTCAGCCTTTTTGGCCTGTTGCTTTACATTGGTTTTCTTTTTCTTTGTTCCTGCTCCTTCTTCTTTATTGACTTGTAGAGATAATGAGAGGTTTTTTGCTTCACGGCGCAAGCGGTTTGCCAATTGTTTGTCTTCTACCTCCAATTCATTAGCTGCTGCTATAATTTCGTCTACACGCTGCTGTATCAACGCTGCCTTTCGCCCGGGATCATCCGGAATGAATGCAAGGAAACTCTGTGGTATGATGATAGCATCAAAGTCTCCCGTAGCTATTAGGTTGAACAGGCGTTTGCGTTGTGATGCGCTGCGTTCTTCCTCGCCTGGTACTAGAATTCTTGCACTAGGGTAAAGTTTCATAAAGTCCGATGCGAAATCTTGCAAAGTAGCATTTTGTACCACTATCATGGGTTTCTTTGCCAGTCCTAATCGGCGCATCTCCATGGCGGTAGTGATCATGGTAAATGTCTTTCCTGTACCTACTTGATGGGCAAGCAGTGTGCTTCCTTGCAAACTGCGTTGTACCGCTTTTATCTGATGGGTGCGTAAGGTTATGTCTTTGTTTGCTCCAGGGTAATGTATCTTTCCGTCCGTACTCTTGAATTGAGGCTCACGATATTCACGTAAACGATAATTGTTGTACCGGTCATTGTAGATGTTCTGTAGTCGGGAATGAATATTTGCCTTTTCTTGTATGTAACGTACAAAAGCATCGTTCATATCCATAATCCGTTGTACGGCTTCACGGGTAGCATCTTCATCTTTCACACGATTGTCTTTGCCTATTTGACGATATATGGTAGGCTTACGTAGATTTATGGCATCATTGAACAGATCCAGAACGCTTCTTGCCGGAGTGTTGTAGTCATTTGCTTTGGTAAAGTCACTGACATGACCTCCCGAAAGCATGAATTCATCCACAGCTTGCACATAACGTACCGATACATTCGAAATGCCTAACACTTCGGATGCAAAATCTGCATATACCTCTACTGGAATCCATGGTGTTCCAATCTTGTATGAGATATCAATAAACGGAATGGTTTCGGGCATGGATGCTTCCAATTCGGATACGTTGGTATCAAACTTGGAATCTTGTAGAGCCGCATTTCGTGCCTGTTCCAGTTTATCCCGTATGTTTCCGCTCAAGTAAGCGTCCCTGTCGATTAAAACACCGGTGACAGGATCTTCAAAAGCCTGTCTTCCTTGTAGAATGCGTTCACGGGCCTCTTCTGTAGGTATATTCAACATGTGGCTGATATAGTCCAGATCTATACGTCCGTGATATGCTTGACTGATGTCGATGGCATCCTGTAGGTTTTCCGCTTTTAGAGGCTCTGTCATGGGTTGGCTGACACGAATGGACAAGATGCCTTTTGTGTTTTTTTCAATAACTTTGTTTCTTTTCCCGGTACTTGGATCTATGGATATTCTTATGTTCTCCAGTGCTTGTGGAAGAAAACGTTCATAATCTTCTTCTAGGATGACGTTCAGATTCTTGTTACCGTTTAGTCTTCCGTATTTTTCCACAAAAGTATCATATTGGTCATTCAATTCTTTGCGGAGTGTGGCAGGATCCTCAGCTTTTTCACGTTCCTGACGTATCAATTCTTTCAAAGTGTTTTTTAATTGCAGGTAATCTTTGGTTGCGTCGGCATAGGTATGCTCTTTTTTGTTGTGTTTGAACGTACCTGCCGCCACTTCGCTTGTTGTTTCTTCATCGAACACATAGACTTTTCCGTTTTTTACGCTTAACTCCCCTGTTCTCTTACGAGGTAGTTTGGGTTTGTCGTTATTGGATTCCGTTTCGGCAATCATATTTCTAGTCTCTTCAAGAATGTTTTCGGGAAGTTTGGTTACCGCATCTGCTAGTTCCATATCAAGCGTGCTTCCCGGTCGAGCTACCAATGTTTGGCTATCTCCGCCATATAGTCCGCCGCTTCCTGCATCGTGGGCGGTCATTACCGTACCCAGCATCATTTCGGGATGTGTGACGAAATATTCATTGACCAACAGAGGAATTTCCACTTCTTCATATTCACCCTTTATTTTGGATGGGACTTCGTAAGTCCCTGTACCAATTTGCCCAAGTGTAACAAAGTTTACACCATTAGACGCTTCTCCTGGCAACCGTTTCCGGAAAAACAGAATGTCTGCCGTTACTTCCGTACCCGCATTGGCTTTAAATGTGTTGTTGGGCAACCTGATTGCTCCGATAAGGTCTACCTCCAAACCTGATATATATTCGCGTGCCTTGCTGTTTCTTCCGTCCATGGTGGCGGATGAAGTGATAAACACACCAACGCCACCTGGTTTCAGTTCCAGCAGGCCTTTTACAATAAAGTAATTGTGGAGATTATAAGCCCCTTTCAACTTGTTGCGTAATGTCTTGTCCAGTGCCGGGTCTATCGGTGCTATCTGACCAAACGGTACATTGGTGACTATGGCGTCTTTGGTATTGGGGTGGAACTCTGTTTCATAGCCTGCAATCTTGATGTTTGCGTCTGGATAAAGTTGCTTCGCTATTCGTCCTGGTATGCTGTCTAGTTCATAACCAGAGATACGGCTTCTGCGGCTTATTTTTTCCGGCATAAATCCGATGATATTTCCTACACCCATGGCAGGTTCCAGTATTTTTCCACCTTTAAAGCCTAGATATTCCAATGCGCTCCACATATTGCGGATAACCGTTTCGGGAGTGTAGTGGCTGCTCAGTGTGGAAGCTTGTGCGGAACCGAACTCTTCATCTGTAAGGAGAGGGCGTAAAGCCTCATAATGGGAACCATACTTTTTCCCCCATGGTGTATTGCCTTGTTCACCGTTCCAATAGGTGATATCCTGATATCTTTTCCATTCCCGATACTCTGTATCATTAAGCGATTCGGCCAAACCTCCCCATCCCACAAATTTCAACAGCTTCTCTTTCTGTTCTGGAGTAGCCATCTCTCCACTTTCTTCCAGTTCCTTTAGGGTACGTATCGCTTCAATGTTACCTTTCAGTTTTCCTATTTCTCCAGCAGGCAGTTCAAGATGTCTGTTTCCGTACAAAAAGTTGTTGCGGTTTTGCGTTACAACAGGCTGCTCGCTGCCACTTGGTTCAGATACTCTTCCGCTTCCGTTCTTGTCAGAGACATGATCTCCATGCACGCTTCTATCGTTTCTTCCTCGTTCAGTTCCTTTAATTTCTTGCCTACTTTCTTCTCGTAGGCTTCTATCCGTTGTTTCAATTCGTCTTCCATTTTCTGTATCTTTTATTAGCTCATTTATTTCAGTTCGGTTGCGATCTGTTTCGCGCTTCTTTATTTTATTTTCAAGCGTCACACCGACAGCGTCAAGAACTTCCTGCATCCCATTTTGGGGGTTACGAAGGATATCCAGCATTTCTTGTGGACTGTTTGCCGAATAGTTGAAACGCCCGTCACCAATAGGGATAGGTCCGTTCACATCATCACGGTTCAGAGTCGTATAACCTGTCTCTTTATCCACAGTGACGGAATATTCCCATTTCGGAGTATACTTTTCATCTACTTGCTTTTCCAATTTGTCCAATTCCTTGTCCAAATCGTCAGCTTTTGCAAATAAATCGCCTATCTCTTTTCTGTATGTATTTCGTCTATTCTTACGCTCGGTCGATTGCCGCTTTGCCTTCTCCAATTTCTTTTTCGGAGTATTAGCAACAGCTATTTCTATTACCTCCTTTATAGTGACAGGTTCCTCTTTGATAGGAGAAATATCATCCCAGTTCCCTAACTCGTAAATGACTGGTGCCAATCCTGTATTTAAAATAGGAAGTCCGTTTGGTTCAAAGTCATATATAATGGCCTGTTCGCCTTTATACATCACTTTATCACCTTTTTGGTACCCGTGTCTGATGGTGATTAGTTGTTCTGCACTTTCTCCATCACTTGTTTCTCTAGGTCGGCTATATATATCGCTTCCGCTTTTTCTTCCTGTTCCAGCCTCTGCAATCGTTTCCTCAATGCCTGCTTGGTCTCTAAGTTCGTCTGCCTTGCCCTCTGTATAGAACGCTTGGCTCTCCATAGACTTTCGTTCGTTTCCATTGTTTTCTGCTGTTATTTGATTAGTAATAGTATCACCGAATTTGCGAGCATCATCCACGTTGTTGAATATGAATCCGCCCTTGCCGAAAGAGGAATAATATCCTCCAAATTCCTTTACCCTGCCTTTCAGTTCTAAAAATTTTTCCCGGTCATACCGTTCTTCAAATTTCACAGCGTAAATATCGGTATTCTTTTTGGCATGATGTCTCTTTTCTACGGAATATTTTTTGTCAGCATTTTCTTTCTGTACAATTTCAAGTTTTACGCTCTTGTACTCGGAAAAAGGCTTGGTCTTCTTTACTGAAGAATCAATCCATTTATTGAACTCTTCCTTCGTTACTTCTGTAATGGTACCTATTCGGTTTTCCCAACCAGGAGAATAGTTTGCAAGATAAGAGGAACGTGCCTCATCCATAGACGGAAAACCGTACATCACCTTACTTTCGTCAAATTCACCTTTTTCATTGAGTTGGTCTACGACAAACACATTTCCTTCGGATGGATTGTCAGACAGGAATATATCTATATGGTCACCGTCCACGGCTTTCGTGCCACGGATATAGCCGTAGTCGTTGTTCATGGTAATGCTCCATTCCTGTCCGTTGGCATCCCTTCCGCTACGGACAGAGCCTTTGGGATTCTCAATGGTTACATCGTACCCGTCAATCTTGACATGACCTTTCTTGTAGTTGCCGGCCTCCTTCTGTGCTTCTGTAGGGGAGGTGTCGACCATTTCGCGCGCTTCCGCAATATGGTCTTGTGTTGTATTTTGTTTAGTGCCAGATAAAATATTAGCTTTGTGAATGGAAAGTTCGCTTTGAAGAGCAGCCGTGTCATTCTTCTTGCCTTCGGGTTTTATTTCTCCTGCTCCGCTTTCAGTTTCTCCATTTCCTGTTTCATCAGATAACTGCTGATTACCCTCAATGCTTCCCTTTGTCCGTCTGCTCCGTTCGCCAGATTGCGTTTCAGAAACTTTTTCTCTATCTCGGTCATAGCCTTCTTCGCTTCTGGGAGAAGGGCGATTATCTCTTTGTGACTCATCATCCGTAATTTCATCTGTACTCTCTGATAAGCTAGTTCGGTCATTTCTTTCTTTTCCATTGTCTATGGTTCCTTTGGTTTCTACAAATGTATTGATAAATTCGATGTATTCATCCGATTTTTTAAATTCTTCCACCAAATGTGGCATTTGTTCCATAGATGCTGTAATAGCATCTTGTAATTTTTGCAAATCCTCATAGCTCATGCCGTATTCTTCCCATGAGGCATTATCCATTTCTTGCATTATGGCTGCTTCTTCCTCTTTGTATAATTGTTTAGCTTGTGCTATTCGGTTACGTTCAACCATACGATTCAGATTTCCCATGGTGCGTGATTCGGATAATGCACCGATAATGGCGTTCAGACCGGCATTGGGGTCGTATTGGTCAAGTATGTTCAATTCTCCTTCACGGTCTATCTGCATCAGTCTGTCGCCAGCTTCACGTACAGACATGCCATCTTTGGATATCAGACCAATAAATCCAGAGAGATCTGAATTACTATAGCCGCTTTCTTTCTTCAGACTTTCAGGGGTGAGTCTGATGTCACCAGCGGAAAGAATAATGGCAGCCAGCTCTTCGGAGGTATGTGGATTGAGGTCTGACAAGATGTCCAATGCGTTCTTGCTGTCCTTCATTAGTTTTTGTGCGTCGGTATATTCTTTACTGGGCTTATATACATTCTGCTTTGAGTGTTGCGATTTCTGTGCAGCTTCTGCCTTGTTTACTATACTTTGAACTTGTTCGGATGATTTGCCACCCGTAATTTCGAGCAAATTATTCCAGAAAGAAAGGCTTTTCCGTGTGGAGTTTAATACTTCTTTTTCTTCTTCTAAAAATTCACGGGCGGCAATCATTTCATCGGGTCCCAGTACACTGTTCGCTACTTCTGTTTGGTCATTCTGTAATTTCTCAGTCTGTTTCTTTTCTTCTTCTCGTAATGCTTCAATCTGATTTCGTATGCTTTTAACCGCATCGTTTATACCTAACAGATCCACTAAATAGGCACGTACATCGTCCGGATCGCTGTTCTCATAATCAGGCATACCGGCGCGTTTATGCTCTTCAGGATATCTAGCAAGACGGTTGATTGGTTTTTTTATTTCTTCGGCTATGCGCTTTTGCTCTTCTTCCGCCGTCTGCTTGGCGGCAATGCGCTCCTGTTCTTTGACAATACGTTGTGCTTCTTTCTCGGCTTTCTTTTGTTGACGTTCAATTTCTTTGGTGGTCTGCTCCTGTTCCAAAGAGAATCTTTTATCAGCTTCCGCGTATTCAAGCATGTAGGGAATCGCTTCTGCATTACCGATCATTTCTGACAGATCTTCATGGGAAATCAGTTCTGGTGCTGACTGTCCTTCTTCCTGCACAGTCCATTTTCCACTGGGATGTTTGCCCAATACAGCCACATTGAACGTCTCTCCACTACCCGTTGCAAGCGTATAAGTTTGTCCGGGAACAATTTCGGGAGCGTCAAGAATCATGGCGTCATTTTGGTAGTCTGTCAGCATGTCATTGAGTACTACGTTCTGTTCAAGGAATGACGGGGAATAGACATTGGAGGGGATCATTGAGATAGCGTTGTTTTCATCAAAGCTGTTAAAGTCAGGTTTTCCATTGACAGTTTCCAGTGGTATAACAATGACTTGTCTTTCAGGAGAAGTATAATTCCCTTCCGCATCCATACCGTTTACAATAATCCCTACTTCGTGATTTTTGTCACCGTATTTTCCAAGTTCCACAACGACTACATTGCCATTGGGGGACATAGATTGTACTTTCTGCTGCGCCGCCTGTACTTCGGGTACATGAGCTTCGTCCAGTGCATCGTTTAGTCCGTCAGCAGCATCGCGTTGTTCCAAATAGTCTTCTGCCAGTCGTCGGATGTTGATATCCATCTGACTCAACGCTTGCGAACGTTGCTTTTCCGAAGCCATGATTAACGATTCAATATCCTGTTCCGTCATGCCTGTCTGCATAAGCCGTTCCTTTGAAATACGTTCACGTACAATTACGCCACGCATTTCCTGTGGATTATGCTTCTTGAAAATGGCTTCACCGCGACTGTAACCGGTCGGTACATTTGTTGGAATTTCTTGCATCTCGTTTGTTCCGGCAACTGGAAGAACGTCTTGCTCTACAGGTACTGTTTCTTGATAATTGCCTGTACCTTCATCTAATGCCTGTTCCTTTTTTTCGCCTTGTAGGATATTCTGCATATTTTCTACATATTCATCGTATGCGCGGCGTTCTTCTTCTGTCAGTGAATTGTATTTTTTCTTCAAAACTTTGTCCATCCATCCTGATTCCTTGCCATATCCTTCGTCCATTCTTCCTCTTAGTTTGGATGTACTATAGTGATAGTCTTCGGTGGATGTAATATCTTTCAGGGTATTGTCAAGCATCCTATACAAACGTTTCGCCTGTTCTTCACCTGTTTGTTTAAACTGATAGCCGTTTTTTCCTCGTGCGTATATTTCTCCAACCTGCTCGCGTGAGATGCCGAATTGTTGTGCGAACATGTCGAACATGCGGATTGCGGATGACATTTTGCTGGCATTTTCCATCATTTCTTCAAGCGCACTGACTTGATTGGGTTTCACCTGATTCATCGTGTCGTATCTGTAATTCTCAGCCTTTCCGCGCGAGTTAAAGTATCTTGATTCATTGGTCTGTCCTGAAGCATTGAATATGTCAACCTTAAATTGTCCGTCTTGGGTTTCTTCTACGTCACTGACATTGGTTGAAGGAGAGAGCTTGAAATAGTTCCCAGTAATGATATATCCGACTTTCGCTTTGGTAGCCAAATCAATGTTAGGATCTGCGAGAAGCTGGCCAATGGCGGACTGTTCTTTCTTGAATGCCATCTCCTGTGAAACTTCCGCCCATGTGTTGTCAGCAAGCCCTTCCGTCTGCTCTGGAGATTTACGGAGTTCGTTAGCATCCCGGAGCTGTAGTATAGATTCTGTTATTTCCTTTGCGTTATTTCCTTTTATACCTGCTTGGTTAAGTTGGTGTATATTTTCCTTTGACAGGTTTATATCTGACAAGTCAATGCCTTTCATACGCCTCTTGGCCGAGTAGCCTTTAACGACTCCCAATATGTCAAATCCGATATTCATAAGACCCGCGTGAACTAATTCGTCTGTCCAGTCTACATCATTGATATTGAAATCCGGATTCTCCATGTACTGACCCATGACGGAACTTCCGGCGAGAATGGCTGTACGTCCTCCCAATGAGGTTCCATAGCCGAATGCCTTGCCTGTCTTTTTCCCAAGGCCTTTGCTGATTAACGATTGTGTCTTTTCTGGAACAATCCCGAACAGCCCCATAACCGCGCCAGTGGCCGCTCCTTTACCGGACGCTTCAATTACTTTCCATGCGTCGATGTTGTCTGTAGCATATAACTGGGAAGCTGCACTCCCGGCCCCTTCCAATGCGGCAAAATTCGCTGCTTCGGATGCTGTGCGTATTCCCCACCGTAGTCCACTTTGTTGGATGACGCGCGAAGCGATTCCTTTGGCCGCTTCTTCACTGATCCCAGATAGCATGTATCGTTTTGCAAGATTGTTAATGATAGGACGTGAAACGGCCTTTCCGACCGTGCCTCCTATACCTCCGGTTACAGACATGACAGGCAGGTCCATAGCAATTCCGGCAGCAGTCCCGGCAAATTTTTCTAGTCCGGTTGCATCATAGTTCTGTGTCCCTTGCATCTCAATCTGACGTTGTACAGCACTTTTCCCGTTTGAAAGTACATATAAAAAGTGTTTGAGAGAAGAATGAGGAAAGTTTACTGGCTATCAGTTACTTTCCTCATTTTGGTTAAAAGTGACGAGGACAGACGAAGACGGGAATATGACAAGATGAGACAGAGGAACGTTACCTATCCGTAACCTATACCCCAAATGGGGAATGTTGAGGTTCGGAAGAATGAAGAAGGTTACGAATTGAATTTGAACGCTCTGATTTATAGTGAGTTACTGATGAGCAACGTAAAATTTTTGGTTACGAACCAAATTTGCCGTGTTCTGCCGTGA